TCACTTCGCCATATTCTGACCACCAACAACAGGAACAACCGCGATCTTTCTATCGTATCTTGCCGTCTGAGCAACATTTTTATGACCAGATATGGTTTGTTTTTCGTACAGATTACCCTCAAGATCTGAAATGCCTTTCGCCTTCAAATCATGAAACGTGAAGTCGAAACTTAAATCCGGGTGTAGCTCCTCGGCTTTTTTCTTTGCCTTCATCCAGTGCGCGTTAAAGCTGTCGCGTGTGAATCGCGATCCTGATGGCTGATGTAGCACGTATATGCTGGACATTCCCGCCTTTAGAGGGAGATGTTCGGCGATTTTAATTGCCGCCGACAATCGATCAGACCAGGCCTTTACTTGAGCCACGCTGGTTTTACTTTGCTGAATCAGTATCCCCTGATCTAACAGGTTTCCTTTTCGTAACTCAAGAATGTCAGCTTGCCGGGCGCAGCATAGATACGCTAGTTCCATTGCGGCTTTTACGAGGTCAGGAGCTGCGTGGTACAACGCGTTATATTCATTATCTGTAATATAACGAGTGCGTGCTGTTTCTTTGAATTGCTTAACCCCTTTGCATGGGTTCATCTTCACCTTTCCCCGCTCGTATCCCCATCGAAAAACACGCGACATAAAGGTCTTTTCTCTATTTGCTTGAACGCGGCTTTTCCCACCTCGCTTATCCATGTATTTCCTAACATGCTCGGGCATAATATCGTCTGGCTCAATCTCGCCGAAAACCGCCAATAGCTTTTGAGCGTATTTTTTATAATCCTTCTGCGTTTCTTTCGCTAACTCGCAAAAATCACCAGAGACTAAAAATTCATCGACCAGATGTTTAAATGTCACCTTGTCTTTCTGTTCGGTGATAAATAGCTCGTATGCGGACCACACCTGAGCGGGTGTTAGATTTGCGTCACACAGTCGAATAGTTCTTCCGTCTGTTGCTCGGAATTCATAAGCTGAACGCCCCCTGCGTACGCGCGGGGGCATCCAGTTGTCATCTGGGTTTTTTCTTCTTCTTGCCATTTTTAGATTGCGTCAAAATTTGGTTGAGGTTTTTGCTTCATCACGGGCGCTCTAATTCCATTTAGCGCAGCATTTACATGCGTCCATGTGACGCGCGGCCGACCATCCCTGCGGGTAACAAATGAAATACCGGAGCGAGTTAGGGCGGCGCACTGTTTTGATGGGTAGCGATACCCAGTCAACTCAATTAGCTCGTCATTCGTCAGCAGATCATTCATAGCTACTCCAGAGAGCCAATATAAATCAGTGGCTCGTTGATAATTTATTTCTCAGAATCAGTTTTAGCGGGGAGGGTGAACCTCCCCAGACTATTTAGCTATTGATATACTCGGGCTTCATGTCGCACAGCGTTACAGCGAACTGATCATGCAGTTCGTCGCCGAGGTGGCGCTTCGCTGCTGCCAATGACTTTTCCAGCGCTGCGAATTTTTCCACCGCGTCGGGTTCGTCAGGCTGGGGTAGAGAATTGATCTCCGCCTCAATCTGGTTCCTTGCGTTAACTTGGTAATAGCGCTTCACCGCTTTGTTTTTCAGTTCGGTGAATAATGCAGTACCCAGTGCTGATTTTTGAGTTTCAATATCAGCACGAATGGCTTTGGCTTTATCAACGTCATTAGCCTTTGCTATCTGATCGCGGAAATCATCTGCCAGTGCATCAATATTGCTGGTGGACTCCTGAGTGCTGGCTGTTGTTTCTGGTGCGTCAGTGGGCAGATCGTTGAGGTTGACTCGCTGCGGTACCGGGTTGATTTCCTTCTCTGTGCGATGCTCTATTTCATCAGGGCTATACACCCCCATGATCACCTCTGGGCAATACAGGCGCGCCCAGTATTTAACGGCAAGATACGCTATCTGCTGCTTAGGTGCCGTCTTCCAGAGCGGGGAATTGCGCGTTGTAATATCAGCCAGATAAACCGGCTCACCCCATGTTATTTCCTGCTCACCGCGTAAAATAGCGCCGACACGGATAAACAACCCTGACTCATCGCGCCCGTCCTTTTTACCGACGATCTTTTCCCAATCCCCACCATATTCGTACTTGAATCGGCCACGTACTGCGCTGGAGCTGGTAACAACTGCATTAACCAACTGAGCCTCGTAGCCCAGCTGACCGTTTACTAAATGCGTTTTTTGCCCCACAACATACGGGTCCATGCCCCAACGTGCAGCCTGCATGACGATCGCCAGACAGTCAGACGGTTTTCCTTGCAGGTGCTTGGGAACTGTCGCAACGCCCTTTGACATGACGTCTGCGATATTCATTATCTGTTCCATGATGTCAGCTCTCATTAAGAGAACACTATTGTTCATCACGTTAGGAGTTTGCTGTTCGGTCGTTACGATGCTTGTGTTTTCCATGATCTCCCCCTTATGCCATGCGCAGCGCTTCAAGACGGCGCTGATCAAAATCGTTTAGTTCGTCGGCGTAGTCGTCAACTATTGGCGCTGGCCACACGTCAGTATCAAAACCCGTAGCAATAGCGCGCATAACTTTTCGGTACTCCAGCATGCCCAGTTCAAGGAGTTCCTCTGATGCCTCGACGATGGCGATCCAGTGGTAGTTCTCGTCTTTGTTGACGAAAATCCAGAAGAACTGATCGAGCGTCGCGGTTTCGCTATACATTGCCGCGCTCAGGTGGTAATCGCGGTCGATGATCTCTCGGTGCAACTTGGCGCGCAGACCATCTTGTTTAACGTTCCACATGCTAATTGTTTTCAGATCACAGCCGATGCGCACGCCGTCAAGATCGATTTCAAGGTCAGGCCGCACACGGACTTCGAGCCCTGTTTCGTCGTCAAATCCGAAATAACTCACTTCAGCGGCGCGGCTCGGGTGAGTCAGCAACTTCCCAGCGGTCGGGTGATTCAGCAGCGATTTCTGAATAGCTTGGGCTGTCGCCAGCTGCGCGCGGGTGACCAGTATTTTGTCTTCTGGATTCTCGCGCCATGCGTCGAGCAGTTCGTCAGCGAATACCGCATCTGGATTAACCGACTTAACGGACTGAATCAGATCGGACTTGGTACCGGAAACTTTAAGCTGCGCGGGCTTCTGTGCTTCCTGCGCGACCAGATCGGGATTAATAACCGCCAGTTGCTCCAGCAGCGCGTCGCGGCTCCCGCTGGTTTTAACCTGCGGCGTCAGAGTGGCGTTGTACTCTTTGATACAGGCTTTCATTGCGCTAGCAGTCTGCTTCTGGCCGTCTTCAATGCGCTGGAATTCAGCAGGAAGCGCCATGTAGCTTTGTCCGGTTTCCTCCAGCGATGCGCCGAGCGCTACCTGCGGCGTCAGAGTGGCGTTGTACTCGTCCAGTAAGGCTTTGATATCATCAGCAGAAAGCGGCGCTGGCAGAGTGGCGTTGTATTTGTCGATAAACGCTCGTATCGTCGCCGTTGTTGTGAACACACCTTGCGGAATCTCCGGTTCGATGCTGAATTCAGCCAGCAGGTTTTCCGGTTGCAGCGCCAGCGCATGCACAAGGTTCCCCATATCCAGCACCTTGGAGTTCTCACGCGCGATAGTCTTGGCTACGTGGCGAGCGTTGAAATACATCAGACTAACCCGCGCGTCTTTCACCTGCGTTGAGCTGACGCCGTTCGCCGCGTGGTAATCGTTGTTCGACACCCCTTCATAGCGACCAGGTTCAAAGTATGGCGGTTCGTCCGTGACTGTTGGCTCTGCTGGTTCCTCAGGTAGAGCACCGCCACCAACCCACTTACTTACAGCTGATTCGAGAGCTGTTCTCGCTTCTTCAATAGAGCCATCATCATTCGCTGGCGTCGATAGCGCTGAATCAGCTTCGCTCGATTGGTTGCCAGCCGTTTCCATCTGCACATTGTCCACCCCATCATTTTCCGGTTTTTCACTGCTGGATTGATTTACGTCATTCAGCGTTTTCGCGGCTGATTGTTGGCGCGCCATATCAACAATGGATAGCGGCTGTGTTTGTTGGGGTGGCTGACTTTCATTCGTTAAACCGTCAATAGAGAACATGCCTTTGCCAACGTTTTTTATTTCTGGCTGGGACTCGGTATTGGTTGGCTCTGATAGTGCCTCTTCTGCACCCGCCCAAACCTTTTCGACGTTTTCTGGTGTAGCAGGATCGGTAGGTGTGTGCCGAGCCAGCGCTAACAATTCTGGTGTCGGCGTCGTGTAATACTCAGCAGTCAATGTTGAATTAATATATCGCTGGAGACTGTCAGGGAAATGGGTGACATCTTGATTGGCTTTGCGAATTAGAGCGCCTATCCCCGCCTTGAATACGCTCAAAATACCCGGAATTGGGCGCAATGCCAGGCTCCATGTTTTAAATGGTTGCTCTTTATTTGCGACAATCTCTTTGGCTCGGCGATAAATAGGGCCGGGAATATTGTAGATATCGAAATCAAATGGTGTCGTGAACAGCGCAATTTCGATATCAAGAGTGTCTAAAGTGTGGGTGTAACCGCGATCGGTATTGCTACCATCACCTGCAATAGCACCGGATTCAGTGCGCAGCGCGCCGGATTTTTTCGTCCACTTGGCGGTTACCTCGTGGCGATAGGGGCCCGAACGCTCCAGCGTAGAATCTTCGTTACGTGCGTTTAGCCACTCTTTCGAGAATGAAACGATGTCGCCAACGGATGGGGCTTTGCCGTCCTGCGTCCATACTGATTTAACCGCATCCAGCAGGTTAAAAAGCGTTTCAGGAAAAACATGTTGTGCCTGCAACAACTCTTTAGCGTTATTCAACGCCAGCAGCAGATTCTGGAAATAGGTCGCGTCCATGTCATGCTGCAATGTGCTAATTTCACGTTGCCGAGAAACAGATAGCTCTGTAAATGACTCGTACAGCCAGCCGCCGCCAACACGCTGGACGAATGAGGCCTGATCGATAGTGATAGTGCCGTCAGTTGCTGATGTGTCAGCTAATTGAGTCGATGTAGTTTGTCCTGTGATAGCGGCGTGCTCATCTTGAGTGTTGGTTGACGCTGGTTCGGATTTGGGTATTTGACGCCACGACTGACCGTCATCATTCAGTTCATAGCGATCGCACCATTTATCATCCAGAACGCCTTCTTCTGGCAGGTCGTCAACGACGAACCAATCAGTACGAAGCGGAAAATTATAATCACCGCCGCGGCCAGTCTGGATTTCTTCGTCTTCCAGAATGTTCATGATTTCACGATCTGCGCGTGAATCGGATTTAGCAGATAACCAGCAGAACAGACTCTTCTTGTCTGATTTTGCTTTAGCTTTGATGAGAAACGCATATGTGTTCATTGCGTTGGGACTCCTTTGGGTTGTAGAATCCCCTGAACCAGTGATTGCGCCCAAGGGTAGTGGTCATTGGTCAAAACTCGATTCCAACGCTCTTTGGTCGGAGCGTTGGCGTACTAACCCGCTTCGGCGGGTTTTTGCGTTTCAAGCTGCGAGCAGCTTTTCCCTGGTGCCAGCAATCCGCTAGCTAATGGTTATTGGTCAGAACTCGCTACTTCGTTGCTGGCTGTTGGTCGTCAGCCCTGATAATTCCTTCAACTGGGAAGCATTCGCCATGAACGCGCTGGTCATACATATCAGCAACGCAATCTTGCTTCGTGTCGTAAACACCCAACACGGCTTCGTGACATTCGCCACTCGTCGTACAGATGACGAGAACCAGCGCGAATAGTGTTTCCATCAATTTCCTCTTCCTGTTGCCCTTGCCATGATGCGATTTGCCGCATCCCATTTTTTACTGCTGCGCTGCCGCAATGCTTTACCTGCTAGCCGCTGCGCTCTGCGTAACTGCTGCTGATTAATCATGCTTTCACCCATGAAACACGGCGACAATCGCCACTATCATTCCTGCCATCAACATCACGGCTACCGCGTACAAACCGATAATGGCGCCCAGCGTTTTAAAGAATGTGCTGTTATCCATAATCACCTTGCCGTTATCGCCCGGCTGGCGGAACGTTGAAACCTGCTGCGCGTTTGATATGGAGCGTTTCGCTGGTGCGGTGGGTGTCGAGCTGGTCAGGCTCAACTTTTCGTCAGGGAAAACTCGACAACCTTCACGAAAACCTTACTCACCACACCGCGAAACGCTCTCAATACTTCCAGCAACTGCCGTCATGTTCTTTCGCCTCAGGCTGGCTACTTAGCTCGTTCGCATTACTGAGTAACTCGTGGTATTGCTCAGCGGGTTATGCGTTGGGGCGTTGCTGCGTTTCGATGGGTTTATTAAACACAATGTTTATTGTTGTGTCAACAAAATGAATAATTAAAGATAAACAGAAAGTTTACCTTTTGAGGTAGGGCTATTTGGAACGTCACGGTTAGGGGTGAATTTCAGGCAAAAAAAAATCCCGCCGGAGCGGGATTGGTGAGATTAAATGGGGTGAAAATTAATTTTTTGTAGCCTTTAATGTTGCCACATCAACCTGAATAGAGGTTAACGTCTTGTTTACTTCATTAATTTGAGCGTTCGTTGATTTAACATCATCGCGAGCATCAGTTCTCAATGAAGAAATTTCGCTTCTTACATTATTAAGGTCTGACTGTAAAAAAGCATAGATGCCGCCAGCACATAAAATGACACTCACCACAGTGGCCGCGCACAGCCCTATAGCCCATCCGATGGTGAGGGGGCGATCAGTATTTATAGTCATATCAACCTCCTCTAAGGTGTCTATATCAAAAACTCTGTCAGCAACATACATAATATTGCCATCCCTGTTTTCAAGTGTACCATCAGGGAGAGTGAAACGCTCGGGACCCGATTGATAAAAATCATAACCTGGAAAACACGCTGCTGTCATATTTCCCCATCCCTGATTAATGATTTAGTAACTATCGACGCCTCCAATAACAGCATGTTAGAGCATTTTTTGCAGGATATTGGGAATGCCCAAACCCCCATCTGACCATGAAATGGCATGGGAAGTGTGATTATTATTGGCTTATCATCACCCTCCGGTGAGGTCGGGACAATCCATTGAGTCCCTGCGCATATTGTGCACTCAACCTCTTTCCCTCTTTCCTTCTCTAAGTTGTCGAAGTACTTCTTGAGCATTGGTATTGTTACTTTTTTAGCGATCGCAGGATCGCCAATTTTGTTGTTTTTTTCGGAGTTATTTTGCTCAGACATAATGAAATCCTTTCACCCAATGCAGGTAATATTTAAAAGTAAAATTATTCGCCAACTGGCTTATATCTACCCCTAAGGTACTTTTCTACATACTCATCAAGTTCTTTCAGTCGGAGTTGAAAGAGGTCGATCATTCGGTCTTGTTGTTCTTCTGGGAGTTGCCGAAAAAGCTCAAGCATTTTTCTCTCGCGTTCTTTCAGCCCAGATTCCTCATCAACATCTTCGCCAAGCAACCAGGCAACGGAAACACCGAGTGTCTCAGCTAACTTCAGGGCAGAGCTTTTCCCCACAGTCCCACGATTAAACCAGTTGTTAACCGACTGAGGGCTGACGCCAGCTATCCTGGCCATCTCCGCTTTCGAGATACCCTTCAATTCCATTAACTCTGTTAGCCGCCTAACTTGCGGGTGTTCTGCTTGGTGTGAGTTCTCTTTCATGCGCCCATTTTAAACCATATGTTTAAGGTCATTAACATTCATATTGTTGATCTTTTATTAAACTTATTGTTTAATGAGTCGTGTCGATACATAGGAGAACATATGACCGCCCTTGATAAAGCCATCAACAATGCCGGTAGTGCCACTAAATTGGCTGAATTACTAGGCATTTCATCTATGGCAATAAGCCATTGGAAGCGACGCCATGAGGGAGCTATCCCGTCAAATCATGTCCTCGCTATTTACAACGCAACCGGCGTAACTCCGCACGAGCTACGCCCCGATCTTTACCCAAACCCAACTGACGGCCTACCAACGGAACGGAAATAACCATGCATACGCAAACTTATCAGGATGATACCTACACCAAACCGGGATTGCTGAAATCCAGAAATCAATCTCGTCAGTCTGTGTCTGCTCATGCTGCTGTTCGTGAAGCGGTAGATGCGTGGCAGAAAACGTTACCAGGTAAAGCGCAGGAAGCGATCGCGTTGCTGATTGTTGAAGAGTGGAAGCGTCGCGGTGGTCGCGGCCTGCAACTGGGCGATTCTGCACGGAATAACCGCCAGAACATTTTCCGCTGGCTGGATAACCCGTTTAACTCACGACGTTATGCGGGATATATCGAGCAGTTGGCGCCGGTAATCGCCGACGTAATGCCGATCGAGATTGCGCGCCAGTACGGGTTAAAAAAGGGAAAGACAAAAGCGGAGCTGGTGGCCACTGCGTCGCGCGAATGCTCAGAAGCAAAGCAGTCCGCGCTGCTGGGTGAACCACTGAGGGAACTTGAGCAAAAAATACGAGAAGGGGTTATGTCGCTGATTCAGCTCGCGCCGCCCGACCGCTGGGTCGCAGTTCTGGACAGTGTGACGATGCTCAACGGGATTTTTTAATCGAGTTTTGACCAATAACTTACTAAGTACTAAGGAGCCCAGCGATGAAAGAGCGCGGGATAATTTTTAACGGTGAGATGGTTCGGGCGACTTTGTCCGGTCAGAAAACCCAGACGCGGCGCGTCGTCAAGTCGCAGCCTGATGAAGACGGCTTAGCTCGATTGCGTGGCGGGCCGTGGATGGATACCAGCGAGAGGGTTTATCGTTGCCCATTCGGTGAAGTTGGTGATCGGCTTTATGTCCGTGAAACGTGGGGAGTCGTCAGCCATGCATTCGATGACGATGGTTTTATGATTTCATGGACTCCAGATCGCCCAGCAACCGCCATCCATGAAATGCCGTTCGGTAAAGGTTATTACTCCGGTCACGCCATTTATGCCGCTGACGGTGCGTTTACGTGGGGTGATGATGACGGCCATGAAGATGGTCGCTCATGCTGGAAGCCGTCGATCCATATGCCCCGCGCTGCAAGTCGTATTCTGCTGGAAATCACAGATGTACGCGTGGAGCGTCTGAACGATATCAGTGAAGAGGATTGCTGGGCAGAAGGTATTGATGCGGTTGATGGTCGCTTTGAGAACGCAGAGATCATTGATATGGCGCGAAAGACAGGATGTTGCATTGATGATGCAAAACCTATGTTTGCGTTGCTGTGGCAATCCATCTACGGCGAAGAGAGTTGGCAGGCCAACCCGTGGTGTTGGACCATCACCTTTAAGCGTATTGAGGGGGCCTAATGGCTTACGAATGGATCAAGGTTGAGGTCATTACGCCCGACAAGCCGGAGATTTACCAACTGGCCGAAATATTGAGCATCGACCCTGATTCAGTGCTAGGAAAACTGATCCGCCTGTGGTCGTGGGCTGACCAACAAACGATAGACGGTAACGCAAATGGTAACGCTACGAGCGTTACAAAAAACGCTATCGATCGCATCACTTTTTTCCCCGGCTTCGCTGACGCACTGCTTCAAGTCGGTTGGCTCAAGACCGAGGGTAATACCCTGATGTTTCCCAACTTTGAACGACATAACGGGAAATCTTCTAAAAAACGGACACTTAGCAATAGGCGCGTTACAGAACACCGTAAAAAACCGTCAAACGGTAACGCAAATGGTAACGCAACGAGCGTTACACCAGCGTTTCAAAAAGCGTTACCAGAAGAAGAATTAGAAGAAGAAGTAAAAGATAAACCCCCACACATAACGCGAGAGGAAAATTTACCTCCTGCTGAAAACAACGGACTGCCGGAATACATACCGGCCATCGATGAACCGATCGGTAAATTCCCGATGTTTTCCGACTGGAGACCGTCGTTAGATTTTCGACAACGGGCTGCGCTGGCGGGGGTGGCTCTGACAGAGGACTACCAGCCAACTGAGTTAGCGGGTTTTGTCATGTACTGGCAGCCGGAGGGTAAGGCATTCCACCAGCTCCAGTGGGAACAGAAATTTGCTCGGCACATCCAGCAGGTGCGGGCAGGAGCAGGTAAACAAAAAACCGAGGTGAATAATCATGAGGGAGTTAACCAGGATTCAACCGCGCCACGCGCCGTTCAGCGTATCAGGGCAGCCCGTGAGCAGTGGGAGCGAGAAAACTCAGGCAACTCAGATGGCATGGCAACTATGGGAGGTTATGGGGGAAATATTCACAGACCGCTGGGCAGCGAAGAACGGGACAGCACCGTCGGAAATCTGGGTGGGAATTATCAGCGGGATGACACCTGAGCAATTGCAGCAGATTTGTGCGGGGTGCCTGGAACGCTGTGCTGCTGGAAATTCGTGGCCGCCAGATTTAGCGGAGTTTGTATCGCTGGTTGCTGAGTGCGGAGCCAACCCGTTCGGGCTGAGCACCGATGACGTGATGGCCGAATACAAGCGCTGGCGCAACGAGTCGTATCGCTATTCGAGCAGCACGGAATTCCCGTGGCGCCAGCCTGTGCTGTACCACCTCTGCATCGAGATGCGACGTGTCGGCACTGAACGCCGCATGACGGACGGCGAGCTGGAGAGGCTGGCAGAGCGTTTGCTCGCGAAGTGGGTGAAAAACATCAGCCATGGCATGAGCATTCCGCCGATTCGCCGTCAGCTTGCAGCACCAAAACATCCAGGCGGGCCAACACCTGCGGAGCTGGCTTATGCGGAATTCAAGCGCCGCAAGGCCGCTGGAATGTTTGATTAACCAACAATCGAGATTTGACCAATGAAAACTAAAATGCCCGTTTCGCAGCGCATGCTGCGCCACATTCGCCGCCACGAGGGTATGACCCGACAGGAAATCGCTCGTGCACTCAACATCACATCGAAAGAGGCTGGTTCAACGCTAAATACGCTGAGAGAAAATCAGCGAGTAGTGGCAGTTGGTGCGCCCGGGAAATACACGTATTTCCTATTCCGTGAAACCCAACCAGCATTCGGCGTTCACCCCGTACAGGCTCGTTTCACTCAACTGCTGGCAGGAGTACGCGCATGAAACCTGAAATGTCTACAGTCGTGATGATTGAACGTCTGCGCGCACTGGCATCAGAGAGCCAAGACAGCGTGTTACTGAGTTCGGCAGTAAGCCGCATCGAGCTGCTGCTAGCGGCTGAATCTGGCATGTCACGCGAAATGGCCTGCATTCGTCATGCACTCGATATCCCGGCAGATCAATCCGTTCAGTCTGGCGTTGTTGACGCGTTCGTGCGGTTGAATGCGGAAATTCTGGAGCTGCGTAATCAACTGGCAGAGCTGCGGGGGCAAGAGCCGGATTTATACGTATGTCCGGTAACACGCGGCGGGGAGAAGTTGTTTTCGCAATGTGGGCGAGATTACCCGCGAGGTCGTGGATACTACATCCGCCCCGTCCCGCAAGCTGTAAGCCAGCAAGTGCCTGATTATTGGGTTTATGACACAAAATTCGGGTTGGATATATCGCGAGAGAAACCAGAGCATGAGGAAAACGTTGAGCCATATTTCCCTGTGTTTAAGGCAGCAAGCCAGCCTTACACGGTGCCGGATGAGCGTGCGGCCTATGAAACGTTTATTGCTAAGCGTCTGGGCGACAGCATCGATACTCAGCGCGCTAGAAACGGTGACCCAGAAAAACCGGATTACATGGCATGGGATATGACCGTGGGCTGGATTGCGTGGCAAGGCCGCGCCGCTATGCTCCAGTCTGGCAACTCTCCAGTATCGCCGGATAGTTCAGTGCCGGAAGGGTACGCACTGGTGCCTGATGGATATGCGCTGGTATCAATTGATTTACTGAATAAATTCCCCGAGATCAATATCTGCAACTACAACCACGATGATGTTGGAGAGTTAAATTCGTGGGGTATTGAGCTGGTTTCATCCACTGATCAGAAGCCAATCAGCAAGGACGGTGACGCATGACTGACGTTCTACTCAATTACGCCACCAGCCGGATCATCGAATTGGAATCGATGTTGCTGGTGGATGTTCCCGAAACCGTATGGCCAGCGGAAGTGCAAATGGTCTATTCGCAGATTGAAAGCGCCGGAGGGTTACTGGCGCACCACCAGCGCCGCTTACACCATCACATCAACCGCATGTGGCTGGAAAAAATTCCGGTACCGGAAATCATCAAAGCTGCCCGTTCGCTTGCAAATGCCATGGAGAATTACGCGTGAGAGAAATTATTGTTGATAATTTTGCTGGTGGCGGCGGAGCGTCTACTGGAATTGAAATGGCGATCGGTCGCAGTGTCGATATTGCGATTAATCACGACCCGAACGCGATCGCTATGCACACCACGAATCACCCGGATACGCTGCACTATTGCGAATCGGTGTTTGATATCGACCCAGTGGCGGCAACCGCTGGCCGTCCTGTTGGGCTTGCATGGTTTAGCCCTGATTGCCGCCACTTTTCTAAAGCCAAAGGCAGTAAGCCGGTGAAGAAGGAGATTAGAGGGCTTGCGTGGATTGTTTTGCGTTGGGCGCTGACGGTTAGCCCTCGAGTGATGATGCTGGAGAACGTGGAGGAGTTCAAAACGTGGGGACCGTTGCTGACTAACGACGATGGAACGCAGCAGCCCGATCCGGTGCGTGCAGGAGAAACGTTTGAGGCATTCTGCGGGATGCTGTCTGGTGGCGTACCTGCTGATCACCCCGCGTTAGCCGAAGCCTGTGAATTTTTGGGAATTGAGCCTGACGGTGAGCGGGGCAAACAACTTGTTCGCGGACTGGGCTATAACGTTGATTACCGCGAGTTACGCGCGTGTGATTATGGCGCGCCAACGATCCGTAAACGATTTTTTATGGTGATGCGTTGCGACGGCTGCTCGGTCGCATGGCCGGAGGCTACACACGGCGATCCGAAATCGCCGGCTGTTCAATCTGGTAAATTAGAGCCGTGGCGCACAGCTGCTGAGTGTATCGATTGGTCAATTCCGTGCCCGTCGATTTTTGAGCGTAAAAAGCCGTTGGCAGAAAATACACTGCGGCGTATTGCGCGCGGGTTAGAACGGTTTGTTATCAATAATCCCCAGCCGTTTATCGTTAAGTGCAACCACACCAGCACAAAGACGAAGTACGACTGTTTTCGGGGACAGGCGCTTGATGAACCATTACAGACGATCACTCGCACGCATGGTTTTGCTGTTGTAACTCCGCACCTGACAAAATTCCGTACCGGAGCTGTCGGGCTGGAGGTAACAGATCCGATGCCGACAATCACAGCCGGTTCATCGGTTCGACCTGGTGGTAATGGGCATGCGCTCGGAATGGTCGAGGCAACGTTAGAGCCGTTTATCATCGGCGCTGGTGGTCCGAAGTATTCTGCAAAACCGAAATCGGTAGAACAGCCGATGAACACGCTGTGCAAAACGAATCACTCTGCGCTGATAACGCCGTACATTGCCCGCATCGGCCAGACTGGTTTCGGTGGTGACCGGATGGCTTACGATGCCTTGGACCCTCTGACGACCGTCGTCAGCAAAGCAGAACACCTGCTGCTTGCTCCAGTTATTACCCGCCAGTTCGGTAACAGCGTAGGCCACGGAGCCGACGAACCCAACGGGACGATCACTGCTGGCGGTGGTGGGAAATCGCAGTTGGTTTCCGCGTTCCTGGCTAAACACTTTGGCGGCAATTACACCGGTGCAGGCGTGGCGATGGATGAACCAGCACACACCGTTACCACGGTCGATCATCACGCTGTCGTAGCGGCAAATTTACTCACAATCGGCTACGGAGAACGCTCAGGCCAGCAGCCGCGCGTACAGGATATCGAGAAACCCCTAGGTACAGTCGTGGCAGCGAAAAAGCACGCCGTGGTCACCTCGCATTTAGTGAAGATGCGCGGCACGAATACGGGACAACCCATAGAGACACCACTGCAAACCGTTACGGCCGGTGGTAATCATTTCGGTGAGGTTCGCACATTTCTCCTGAAATACTACGGCAACGAGAAAGAAGGCGTCAGCTTGAATGATCCGTTACACACGGTCACGACGAATGACCGTTTCGGGCTGGTTACCGTTGAAGGCGTAGATTATCAGATCGTCGATATCGGCATGCGCATGCTGCAACCGCATGAGCTATACGCTGCCCAAGGTTTCCCTGAGTGGTACATCATAGACCAGGACTATCGTGGGCAGAAATACGCCAAAGATAAGCAGGTTGCGCGCTGTGGCAATGCCGTTCCGCCGCCGTTCGCCGAGGCACTAGTTAGGGCTAACCTTCCTGATATGTGCGTTAAAAAACAACAGGCTGCATAAATTACAGGGCTCTTAGGAGCCTTTTTGTTGCAAATGGAAATATTTTATATAGTATCTTTACTGTATGGATGTACAGTAATTTTAAGGTGAAACCGTGGCAGCAAAATTACCAGCAGCAGGCTACGCAGTTGTCCGTTGTAGCGACGATGTTGTCGTTGCAACATTTCATGATTTTCCAGAATTTGACCGGGCACTAACGTACCGGCAGGGCGATACGATTTCATTTATGCCGCTCCAGCCAGAGGAAATTGTCGGAACGCCGACACTATTCACGCAAATGTTAGAGCGTGCCGGATATCGAGTAAGCCAAGTTTAAAATAACCGTATATAATTCCCACTGATGGCCTGAACAACCATCACTGCTGCGCCAACGGAGAGAAACCAATGGCGCAAAAAAACGTATCAAATCCCCAGTCACTGACGTTTAATGACGCCAGCGACTTTCTGTATTCAGCGGTCATCCTGTGGGGTGTCGCATGAAACAGCAATTCCATCTGGCAAATGATGCCGTCAAGCAAAACGCTATTAATTTTATTCAGCAGTTACCCGTTAACGAAAAGCGCCCCCTCGTCGTGGACATCAAGGAGCCCAGCCGCACGAAGGCTCAGAACGATAAGATGTGGCCGCTCCTACAAGACCTTTCCGATCAAGTCGTCTGGTTCGGTAGCAAATACGATAAGGAGGATTGGAAAGATCTGATCACTGCGATGATTGCTAAATCCAAGAAGCAAGAACAGCGCATGGCTCCCGGTCTGGATGGCGGCATTGTGATGTTCGGTCAGCGCACCAGCAAAATGAACATCCCGCAGATGGTAGAAGTTATTGAAGCCATTTATTGGTTTGGTACTCAGCAGCACGTTAATTTCAGTGAAAAGTCCAAGCTGGAAATAGAGTGGGCTAAACGCTGGGGTGAACGGAATGGCTAAATTACCCCGTTGTAAATGCGCAAACGTGCAATGCCGTGAGTGGTTCCATCCGTCACGCAATGGTCAGATCGTGTGTTCGTATGAATGCGCGGCTGCTCACGGAAAAATTCAAGCGGATAAAGCTCGTCAACGCGCCCAGCAGCAGGCGGAGCGGAAGCGTAAGGAAGAGGCTAAAGAGGGGCGCAAACAACTTAAAGCCCGAAAGCTGGCTCTGAAAACGCGTAACGACTGGAAACGCGAGGCTCAAAACGCGTTTAATCGCTACGTTCGCCTACGTGATAAAGGAAAGCCCTGTATCAGTTGTGGCTCAGTTCCGGTGCAAAAACTCGGCGGAACGATGGATTGCGGCCATTACCTGACCCGTGGCGCGCGCCCGTGGCTGGCATTCAACCTGCACAATACAGCATGCCAGTGCGTCCGCTGCAATCGCGACCGCGCAGGCGCACAAAAGGAATTTGAAGCCGGGCTAATTGAGCGCATTGGGTTGGAAAAAGTCGAAGCATTGAACTGCGATAACACCCCTCGGAAATTCACTATCGAATATTTCCAGCGCATTAAATCCATTTTTACCCGTAAAGCCAGAGCGCTGAGAAAGCGCCGATCTCAATATCTGGAGGCAGCATGAATGATCAATACTTGCAGTACGTTCGTGAAGAAATCATGCGAGCCACCATTGATTCCAGTGGTAGAACAAAAGGGCAGTTAACGGCGCTGGTGGAACAACTTCAGTTCACGAATGACCGCTACCCGCGAAAGCGTCAATTCATTGTTGATAGCGCAACAGGTAAGACGGTGCGATTAATGAACCCTCCCGTATCAGGGCGCCAGAGTCGCGCAAAAGGAGAGGCGACACCCCTCATTATTCCTGATGAGTTTCTAACCGCGTCATGGCGTCGTGCTATCGGCGTTATTGATGAATGTGGCTGCGCGTGGATTAAGTGGAGTTATACGGGCGACATCGAATTTAAACTGCAAGTTATCATCGTTCAGCATGGCTGGCGGGCATTTAGCGAATCACTGAAAGGTAAGCGCGTGGCCGCAAAAACGATAAAAAAGCTGCGTGCATTGATTTGGCTCGCTGCTCAGGACGTGAGAGCAGAGCTGGCGGGGCGTGATGTTTTAGAACATTGCAAGCTCGCTGAGTTGGTGGGTGTGGAGGATAGTAACTGGTGTAAAAATTACAGCCCGTATTGGCGTGGAATGCGCAGTGCCTTTTTATCACTGGATCGTGACTCACTACTGGCAACCGCAAAGGCTCGCTCTCAACAAAAATCAGCTTGCTCCCGTTTAGCTATTGCAAAAGTCAACTGATTAGGCCATATTTATCACTAATTTGATATGCTGCCAAAGATGCAACTGGCGGCAATGAAATACATAACCCGCCATCAGTGCGGGTTTTCTCATTTGAGTGGTGGTATTTCTCGGCGGACGGAACACAGTTCGAATTTGTTATCGCACTCCGAGACAAACCAGTCAGATTTAATCCATTTGTTAACGGCTTGGGCATCAACGCCCATATGGCGAGCGAATGCCGCTTTATTGCCGTCGAAGTGTTGATTGATGAATTCAGTTAGTCGCATTTCTTTTTTCGACCTCTTTTTTCCGGCTTTAGATGTGAAATGTCGTCTCCAGGCTGTATTCCGAGTCGATTTATTTTTGCGTATAGAGAGCTGCTATCTGAATAGCCCAGGCTCTTGCTGGCATCCGGCACGTTAAATAGCGCCTCATTAATCAAATACATGTTTGATGATCGCTCTTGTTTTTTTGTTAGCAAACCCGGATAGCTCACGCTGGGATTCACTGAACTGCTTTTTTCTTTGAGTGATTCCCTGACTCTTGTGATGGAGCGATTAATCAGAACGTGTAGTTTTCTAGAGATGAGCACTTTACGTCTTCGTTGATACATCCAAAGTTCCCAGCAGGCACGAAAAGTCGGTGCGCGATCAGGGACGTAAAGCCACTTATCCAGAATGTTGTCATTGATGATGTGAAGAGATTTAAGGTCTTCTCTGCTGGCTGGCGATACACGAAGAGCGTCTAAGTACGCGGCTTTTCGTTCTTTTTTTTCGTTTATAGACATTTGACGTCCAACTTACTCTTTCTTTGTGAAGAAATCGACGTAGTGTTTTGATGTGCTGCCGCGCATATCGTCCGGTACCCCTTTAGCGGAAAACCACTTTGAGCAGTCGCTGCTGGAATTCGTCCATTGCCGCTTTTATTAGCTCAGCAAGAGCGTGATCTGATAGTTATGAGAATTTTATTTCTCTGAACATAAATTACCTTTATATATCAAAATCATAATCAGCAGCATCTTTTTTGATAAACAAATTTTTGTATTGAGAAATCATTGAATTTGCGATGAATTCGGCGCTCAATGTTCCGTCTCGCATTGCTAACGCCTCATCAGTATCTGCGAATGCATTGAATGATTTTATGCTCATACCGCGCCAATCAGTGACTTCTTTGTCAAGAATTACGGCATATTCGAACCCGTACTCATCGTAGTTTTCATAGACGAGATTTAGCGTGTTGTTGTCGTGTTGTATAGATTTGATGATTTTCATGATTTTTCCTTTAATTTTTTGAATGCCACTCTTTCAGTTGAAATCCCTTGTGGAAATTAACGTTCAGCAGTGAGTCAAGAATTTGTTTGGCAGATGTCATTTTGTTGATCTTTGCGATGGCGAGATAAGCAGCGCTTGCGTAAGCGTCCTTATTTGCGATTATTGCCTGACATGCCCCCTCCGCAAGAACAGAAATAGCCTTGTATGCCACATCGACTGCATATTCCTTCTGCTTGAAGGAGGCACCATTAATTCTGTTTAACATGTGAGATTTCTTAAGACATTCAGCGAAGTATTCTTTAGCTTTCCCGCCCATTACTGAAGCGCAGTAGTGGGCGTCTGTCCATGCTGATTTGAATATTTCTGCCTTAGTCATTGTGAATCCCTCAATCTCGTTTCGATATAAATAATATAGTCAAAAACTGACTATGTAGCAACACTTATTTTACCTTTTTCAATCACACAGCGCCCCGTACAGCGGAGGTGGAGTCATGATCCGTATGGACAAAATTACCACTGGTATTTCATACGGGGCGTCCGGTGCCAGTTCTGGATATTGGATGCTCCAGTTACTCGATACAGTTTCCCCGACCCAATGGGCAGCAATTGGCGTGCTTGGCAGCCTTGTTTTCGGCCTCCTGACGTTTCTCGCCAATCTGTATTTCAAGATTAAAGAAGACAGACGCAAAGCGGCGCGGGGTGAGTGATGTCATCACTAAAAACAAAACTCAGCGCTGCGATGCTGGCACTGATTGCTGCTGGTGCGTCAGCTCCTGTCCTGATGGCTCAGTTTCAGCAAGAAAAAGAGAGCGTGCGGCTGGTGGCTTATCCAGACGGCGGCGGAATCTGGACTATTTGCGGCGGTGTAACTCGCGTTGACGGTAAGCCGGTAGTGAAGGGTATGAAGTTGACCGCCGAGCAGTGCGCGAAGATTGATGCTCTGGAGCAGAAAAAGGCGCTCGACTGGGTGGATCGCAACGTTAAAGTGCCACTCACTGAACCTCAGAAAGTCGGTATCGCGTCGTTTTGTCCGTGGAATATTGGCCCCGGCAAGTGCTTCCCGTCCACGTTCTACCGCAAATTAAATGCTGGTGACCGTATCGGAGCCTGCCGCGAGATCAAACGCTGGATTTGGGATGGTGGCCGCGATTGCCGCATTCGTTCAAATGACTGTTACGGGCAAATAGAGCGGCGCGACCAGGAAGCAGAATTATCGTGCTGGGGATTGGATAAGTAATCAATACGGTGAATGTATGCAGATTAAATTTGAGCTATCCGTGGCGCATTTCGCTGACGATTTGAAACCATCGCACGGCCCACAAAAATGGCCGTGGTGGCGATTATTCTCTATCAGCATTATTCGTCAGGACATCCGCAGGCCATCCACGGGGCGGCGTGTGTGGTTCTATACGCGCTGGGGTGCTGGTTATGCGGGGGTAATTCTCAGCAGGCGGCGTACTGGGGCGACTGAATGAAAATTCTACCCTCATGGACAATGGCTGGTTTGGCGCTGGTGGCTGGATTTATCTCTGGTCTGTACGTTCAGGGACTGCGCTGGGATGCTGATGCTGCTGAAATCGGGCGTCAGCAATCTGATGATATCAGCACATCACAACAGGCAATCATTGCGCGACAATCGTTTGATTTCCATCGCTATAACGAGATAGCACGCAATGCGAACCAGTACGCTATCAACATTCAGGGTAAATCAGATGAACGGCAAATTATTTACCGAACAGTTATCAAACATCATTCTGCTAGCCGCCAGTGCGTTAGCGATGATGTTGCTGATCGGCTGCTCGACTACACGTACCGTTTACGTGCCAGCGCAATGCGTACCTCTACCGAGCGATCTGACACAACCGATACTGGTTCCACTTCCGCCGCCTGCCGACTGACATACGGACAGGCCGTTTACTGGATTGACCCGCTACTTACTGCGATCGACCAGGCTAATAGCCAACTATCAGGAATACGCGACGCTGAATCAGATCGTGCTCGCTGAAAAATAACACCAAGGGGTTTACTATGCTTATTCGGTTAAATCACTTGGAGAAGGGAATGGACGTTACTTACCAAGATATTCAGCAACAATATCTTCTTACGAAAAAGAAGTTCGGCGAGAGAAGGGCGATTTTACATCAGAATGCATATAGTCTTGTCGCAGAGTATAAAGATTCGCTGGCGCTTAAATCGGATACGTGGCGCGACAGTAAAGCAGATGATAACCCATATGTAGTGACGGGAACGCTTATCGCGGGGGAGTTTAAAAGAAAGCCAATATCCTCCCTTGATATTGATGAATCCCTGTCATTAAAGTTTGCCATCTCCACTGTTATTGATGATTCCATTCTAGGGGGCTCTTACTACCTCATTGATGTGTCAATGCGATACGAGCATGGATTCCTTACTATTGATATTGGTGCGGGTAAAAAAGAGGTAATGATCGCCAACCCTAGCGAGGACGGGGCTTACTCAGAGGCTTGTTCGTGTATTAAGCAGTTAATTCTATCTGGCGTTGTTGATACTCGGCTGGAATAGATGAACTCACACGGCTCGACTATCGAAGCTGTGAAGTAAGGCATTACAACAGGCATTCACTGAGTGCCTGTGATAATGCTGCTGTATACTCTCTGAAAAATTGGAGGGGATATGTCACATAATTTGGGTGATTTACCGCGTGGCGAGCGGGACAAAATTAACGTCGAATACCGAATAGCTGATATAATTGGTGTGCGGATAGGGTAGCTCCCGAAAAGCGGAATCGTCACCGCCTGCCGCGCCAACATTGACGAACAACTAAGGCGAGGTTGTTATGTTAGTTAATTATAAATTCGATGAAAAAACCGCAGATAAGCTGGATAGCCAGTCATTTTACCCTGATGACAGCGATAGCGGGCGTAGCGTGAAACTCTATCGATGTCTAAATAAACTTAGGGGACAGGAGCACGATATAGTAACTACTCAGGCGTTCGTTGTTTCTGATGATATCGCTGAAGAGTGCCTATATACCGAAGCTGCATTTTCATCGTTCGTAGAGGCCAAATCCTATTACGATTTCCTGTGCAATAAATACAAGATTCCGGTAACTAACAGAGAGCCAACTGTAAAAAAGTCAATTGACGACCTGCCAATTGACGGCATGGAGCTAACCGTTCAAGTAGCCAACATCCTCAAGTACGGATGCGGAATCAACACAGTTGGAGAGTTGCGCTCTGCATCGAAGCTAGAAATAGCAGGACGCCCCGGCATGGGGCCAAAAAGATTAAAAGAGCTATCAGCCGCAGCCCTTCAATACGGCATTGTCATATAGCCATTATTTGAGTTAATGCTAAACCGCCCACCGAGGCGGTTTTTTATTGCCATCACATTATTCATTTCCACATGAGTGAATAGCGTAATGGTTTTATAAAATGCTAAAAACACCCACGGCGCCACGCGAAAAACAGAATATCGTATAGGTTTTCGTTGTCGATGGTATCCGGTACCGTGGGGTTTATAGTTTCCAATGTAGGGGGATATTCTGTTATGGCTGATAAAGACATCATACGGCCATACCCGCCAAATGATTTCATGACGCCTCACATCCCGCACCCATACACCAGATTAATTCCTGCGGACGAGATTTATGATTGGGTAGACAGGCAGATCATCAGCGAAAACGGAAACCTGTATAACCCGGATCATTTTCATCTGCATACGGCTGACATTGCGTTTATGTGGGCGTCATCAGCATTCGAGAAAAAAGGTCGCACTGTTCTTGGTCAATGCGAAGAGGTGATGATGCGTGCTGGTGGATGGCAAAAGGCGAGAATGGAACAACAGATGCACGAATGGTTCGGGAGAATCCCAACATTTATTATCACGCTGGCTGCTGACTATTGCGCGGAGTGCTCCGACTTGGATTTCTGCGCGCTTATCGAGCATGAGCTTTACCACATCTGCCACGCTACTGATGAATTCGGTGCTCCGAAATTTAAACGAGATACTGGATTACCAGTGCTGAAAATGCGCGGTCATGATGTCGAGGAATTCGTTGGCGTGGTTCGTCGCTACGGTGCAAGCCGTGATGTGCAGGAAATGATTGATGCGGCAAACAACAGACCGGAAGTGGCTCACGTCGATGTGGCGAGGGCATGCGGAACATGCCTATTAAAATTGGCTTAAAAATTAGACTGTATAAGACGGATGGTGAAATATGGCATCACTGAAACCAGAAGTGAAAGCCTTCATCGTTCAATCACTTGCATGCTTTGATCCTCCTTCTCAGGTGGTAGATGCCGTCTTAAAAGAATTCGGCGTTAAAATCACGCGTCAGCAGGCTGAATCTCACGACCCCAATAAAGCAGCCGGCAAGACTCTGGCTAAGCGATGGGTTGATATGTTCCACGCAACCCGCGAGCGCTTCCAAAATGAAATCTCCGACATCCCCATAGCTAATAAAGCCTATCGTCTGCGCGTACTGCAACGAATGTCTACGACCGCCGAGAATATGAAAAACATGGGGATGACAGCTCAGTTACTGGAGCAGGCTGCTAAAGAGGTTGGCGATGCGTATTCAAATAAGCAGAGGGTTGAACTAACGGGTAAGGATGGTGGCCCAGTAAACCAGGTGAATTACACGCCGGAGGATTACGCAAAAGCGCAGGCGGCGTTAGAAAACCAACTGTCTGATCTGGATTGATTGCAGCGGATAAAACACAGGAAAAAATCGGTTTCATGTGTCGTTTTGCTCGAACTGCAATAGCGGCGATTTGTTATCAAAATGTTGTTGTCGAAAACTCCCATTTATTACTGAGAAAACCCGCACTTTTAACGCTTTCGTGGCGATTTTGTCGCGAGTGCCGATCGCGTGGTGCGCAAAACCTACAATATGTTAAATAGCCCCCAAAACGGGTAAAAATCGGGATTGAAAAATGACACAGTTACTCGAATGGGAAAATCTGGATTTCCCCGCTCGGGTAGCCCTGAAATCCAAGTCTGAAAAATCATTCCTCAACTTCACCCGCCTGTGGTTTGAGATGCTACAAGGCGATCGCTTGCTGGTGAACTGGCATCACAAAATGATGGCCAGCAAAATCGATGATCTGGTGGCTGGCAGGTTGCAGCCCCGAAACCTGATTATCAACGTTCCGCCAGGTGGCACAAAAACCGAGTTTGTTTCTGTCCACCTGCCAGCCTATATCAACATGCTGGTGCAAACGGAAAAGCTCAGGAAATTCCGCAATCTCAATATTTCATTTGCTGACACGCTGGTAAAGCGTAACTCACGCCGCACGCGTGACATCATCGCGAGTCCTGAATACCAATCGCTATGGCCGTGTCAGTTCGGCGTAAATCAGGCTGAGGAATGGGAGGTCGTCAACGGTCGCGGTCGCACTGTTGGCCAGACGGTTTCACGTTCCAGTGGCGGGCAAATAACAGGCGGGCGTGCTGGTTACCCCGGTCCTGATTTTTCCGGTTTCGTTTGTCTTGATGATTACAACAAACCGGAGGACATGTTTTCCGGTACCAAACGTGAGAACGCCAACCGCCTGCTAGTGAACACCATTCGTTCACGCCGTGGTGACAAATCAAAAGACCATCCGACACCGTTTGTATCCATCCAGCAGCGATTACACACCGATGATTCGACTGGCTTTATGTTGGCCGGTGGAATGGGGATGGATTTCCACCACGTCACAATCCCCGCGTTGGTTAGCGAAGAATATATCGATTCGCTGCCAGAGCCGTGGCGGTCGCTGTGTTGGTTCTCCGTTAAGAAGACCGAGAGCGTTGTTGTCGGTGGCGTCCGTTATTGGTCGTACTGGCCCGTAAACGAATACGTCGGCGATTTGATGCGGCTGTGGGAGCGTGATGAATACACGTTCATGTCTCAGTACATGCAGCGTCCGCGGGCGCTTACTGGTGGGTTGATTGATACAGACTGGTTTAAGCGTTACACGCATCTGCCGCAGCTCACGCACCGCGCCGTCTATGTGGATACCAACTCTGGCAAGGTCGAAGACTTCAATGACTACACAGTTTTTACGCTGGTGGGCGTGGGCATTGATGGAAACCTCTACATCATCGACAGCGTGCGCGGAAAGTGGGACCCCGAAGATCTGCTAAAAACGGCTATTGAGTTGTGGGAGAAATGGCGACCATTCGATCGCAAGCGCCCCGCACCACTGCGTCATATGGGAATTGAGGACAAGCAGGCGGGGCAAGGCCTAATCACCACGCTGAAAAAACGCAAGTCACTTCCCGTTCTGGAAATCCCGCGCGGCGCAGGGCAAAACAAACTGATTCGATGCCTGAACACGGTCCCTCAAATTAAAACGGGGACGGTATTCATTCCCGCTCTGTTAACCGATGACGGCCAGCGTGTCGACCAGGTGTATTACGCAGATGGAACCGTGGCCGCTCGAACTGATTGGGTTATGCCAGCACTCGCCGAATGCGCGGATTTCTCCGCAGATGACAGCCACAAAAACGACGACATTCTCGATACGTTTATGGACGCGATCGAGATCGAATTAATTTCCGGCGCTAGTGCCGGGTGGGGATGGGTTGAATAATGACCGAAAAAATACGCGTTCGCGCAACAACTGACGGTCTGCGTGTAACAACTGACGGCCTCGCCAACGTCATGACGGGGATGGGCACTGGTCGCGACCGTAGAATGTTTAATCGGTTCATGTTCGGTGTGATGCAGGATTTTGCAGAGCTAGAGGCCGCATATGTCGAAAACTGGATTGCGAGGGCGATTATTGATTTCCCTGTAGACGATGCAACGCGGGAGTGGCGGGAGTTCTCATCTGATAATTCGACAGCTATCAGAGACGCAGAGAAGCGCTACAACCTCCAGTCTGTGACACAAGAAGCGTTTAAGTGGGCTGGTGTTTATGGCGGCGCTGGCGTGCTGATGATTACTGACCAGCCATTCGACAAACCGCTGAACGTAAAAAAAATAAAAAAGGGCTCGTTAAAACGTCTACTGGTTCTGGATCGCATGTTCATCAATGGACAGGCGTTCAACGTCACTAATCCGCTGGCATCAAATTACATGCTGCCCGACTACTACGTTGTGAACGGCGGTACCCAGCAAATACATCACAGTCATTTCGTGCCAGCCCCCGGAGCTCCACTGCCAATGCGCTGGCGCATGATTAACTCGGGCTGGGATGACAGCCGATTACGGCGTTGTCTTGAGGATATTAAAGACGCGGTATCCGCCAAATCCGGCATAGCAGCGCTAATTCAAGAGGCAAATATCGATGTTATTAATCGAGAAAATTTAGCAGCCGACCTGTCCGCGGGTGATATGGATGACGCTATAGCGAAGCGGTACAACATATTTGGCATGATGAAATCATTATATCGGTTGGCCCTACTGGATTCGAAGGAGGTTTTAGACCGAAAACAACTATCGTTCGGTGGACTGGGTGAAATCCTGTCGTCACTAATGGAATGGACATCTGGCGCTGCGGGTATCCCAATGACGCGATTGTTTGGTGTTCAATCAAAAGGGCTGGGCGATAGCGGGCAGGGGGACATGAATAACTACTACAACACCATACGCGGTGGGCAGGAATCGCAATACCGTCCGTTTCTAAAACGGATTGATGAAGTACTGATCCGATCCGCGCTGGGCGTCATGCATGATGGCCTAGATTTTGAATTTGCACCACTTTCACAACCTACTGATACCGAGTTATCAGCGCAGCGACTCGCAGATGCGCAAGCTGATGAAATTCGACTAAATCAGCGTGTTGTCAGGCCGTCCCAAGTGGCGAGGAAACTAATGGAGCAGGGCGTTTATGGTCTCTCTGAATCTGATATCACCAACCTCGAATCTGACGAAAAATCAGAGCGGGACGGTGATTACGAGTTCCAGCTTGCAGAACTTGCAAGAGCTAATGGCGAAAACGCCAATACGCCGCCGAGCGCCGATCCGACCAGTCAAACCGAATGACGATGCCGAGCGGTTTTATCGGGCGCAACTTCGCGATATTGTTCGGCAAATGGCTCAGGCGGTTGATGAGGCGCTGATTCCGGTACTGCGTCGTAACTACACAGCAGACAGCTATCTAACTGACATTCTGAAAGAAGCCATACGGCAGGCGTCAGAGCAATTCATGAATACGGCGTTTCAACGCAATGCTGAGCGACTGTCTCAACGCGTCGTCAGCCGTGCTGAGTCGGACAGTTCGGCGGCGTTTGTTGAGCAGATAAATCGTGCTATCGGCATTGATATGACTGCGCTGATGGTTAACGAAAATCTCGTCGATTATGTGGATGCCTCAATAGAGAGCAACGTTGCGCTGATTAAGTCGTTGTCATCGGATTATTTCGAAGATATCCAGATGCAGGTGTTTGACGGGATACTGCGCGGTGATTCGCTCACGACGATTGTTCGTAATCTGCAACACAGTACGGGAACCGCATACAACCGAGCGCACCTGATAGCGCGTGACCAGACGGCAAAAATTCAGGCTGATATAACAAGCGCACGCCAGCAGAACGCAGGCATTGATCGTTTTCGCTGGTCAACGTCTCAGGACGTTCGCGTTTCTGGAAACCCTGCGGGTAAATATCCCCTCGCAAAAATATCCTGTTTCGCTATCTCGCGGATAGATATTGGCATGGGGGCCGGAGTTTATCTCTGGTCACGCGGGGCTAAATATAACGGTCAAACTGGCCTATTCCCCGGCAGGGCACACATCGGATGCCGCTGCCATGCCATCCCACAAATCAAAGGTCTCGACTACTGAGGATTAATCATGCGGATCACTATTCGTGACCGCGTGGCGTTTCCCGTTCCATCCCAGCGAGAAATTACACCTGAGGGCTATTTAAAAGTCCCTGGTCGGGTTGCTCGCGTCGGTATCCAGCAATATCTGGCGTCCGAATTGGGACTAACGGACAGGCCACCTGGTCAGCTCGTTAATGTCTATCGTCCACCTGAGGAGGTATTTAAGGCCGCCAGCCTGACAAGCTACGACAACATGGATGTCACCATCGATCACCCTGATGACCTGGTGGATTCCACTACGTTCAAAGAGGTGACGGCCGGACATGCAATATCGTCCGGTCGGCAGGATGGTGATTATGTCGTCGTTGATTTGCTGATTAAAGACCAGCTCGCCATCGATGAGATCGACGCTGGCAAAGTCGAGCTATCAGCCGGTTATACATCCGAGTATGACGAAACGCCCGGCACTGCACCGGATGGTACGCCGTACGAATTCATTCAACGTGACATCAAAATTAACCACATCGCGTTATGTGACCAAGCTCGCGCCGGACACAGGGCGCGATTATTCGATGCTAAACCAACGGGAGAAAACCCCATGCCATTTAAAGTTGTGCTGGATTCTGGCGTCCACGCGACGGTTGCAGAAGAGGCAACCGCTCAACTGATTCAGGCCAGCTTTGACAGCCTGAAAAAGCGCGTAAAGGACGCCGAGGAAGAGAAAGAAAAAGCCGAGGCGGCGAAAGACCAGACGGAAGAGGAACTGGAGAAGGAAAAGGCCAAATCTGACGCGAAAGATGAAGAGATCGAAGAACTGAAGGAGAAAACCTCCGAAGACTCGATTTCGAAGCTGATCGCCGAGGTCGTGTCTGTCCGTGATTCTGCTGCAAAAATTGCGGGTGAGAAATTCTCCTGTGATTCACTCGACCCGATGAAAATCCGGCGTGCAGCACTGGATTCCATGGGCATTAAATGCAAGCAAGGTTCATGGGCTAAGGCTTCTGACGCCTATGTGCTGGCTTATTTTGACGCTGAAGAGGAGCGCAAAGAAAGCGAAGATGACAACGAAGAAGAGAACCAAAGCTCCAAAGATTCTCTGAGTGGCTTCACTCGCGATATGAAAAAAGCCAAAACAGGCGGCGGGCAGGCAACGCGCGATAGCGTTCGTCAGTCATGGTTGGATAAACGTTATGGCACGCAGGAGGGCAAATAATCATGGCTATTGCTCAAGACAGCTTTTCGCTTTTTCGCGGTCAGGCATATGAGGGTCAGATTTCGACGACTGATGTTGTTGAGGTTGTGTCCCGAAAAGTGGAAACAGAGCTGGTGCAATTTGGCCGCGCTGTGATCCGTGGTATCGAGAAGCGCAGCTGCGCGCCAGTAGGCACGACAACGACCGCCGCCGACATCATCGGTTTCTCTGTTCGCTCGATGGCGACATCCAGTCAGACCCCTCCAGCCAATCCTGCTAATTACATCACAGGTTATGCCGTTGATAGCGTCGCATCTGTTTTGCGCCGCGGCGGTATGTTTGCATTGTGCGTAGATGGTGCAGATGCGGGTGAGGCCGTCAGCGTCATCCTGACAGCGGGGGAAAATCAGGGGCGACTGACAACAGGTACTGGTGCTGGCTTGCTCGCCCTCAATCAAGTCAAGTGGGTTGAGGCTGTTGCGGCTGGTGAAGTCGGTGAAATCCGCGTTGACGGCATTTTGAACGTAAGCGCGTAATGAGGAAAATTTGACATGGCAAAGAGCGTATTCGACGTCAGCCCAGTATCAGCGCTGTCGTTTTTAGTTAATCAAGCTGCGCACATCGAATCGGAAATTTACCGCATCGAATACCCGCAGTTTAAATACGGCACATTGTTGCCACTGGATAACAGCGCCCCTGATTGGGCGGAGGCGGTGATGTTCCGCTCTATCGACTCGCGCGGTGAATTGCAATTATTCGGGCCGAACTCTACCGATGTGCCAACTGTAGACATCGCGATGAGTCAGGGGCTGAAAAACATCGATACGGCAGCGCTGGGCTACACGTATTCGATTCAAGAAATCGGATTCGCAATGCTGAACAATGTCAATCTTGACGCTGAACGCGGTCAGGCGGTGCGTGATGTTGTTGAACAGGGTCTGAATAAAATCTACCTGCTGGGAGACAAGGGCGTTGGCGAAGGGCTATATACCAGCCCGAACGTGTCAGTTGAAGCGGCAACATCAACCCTTGTTGCGCTGGTGGCTGCTATCCCGACGAACGGCACGCAACCGATCATCGATTTCTTCGGTAACGCGTACAACACCGTTTACCTGGATAATACGCTGACCGTTCATCGTCCAAATACGTTTGTGCTGCCGCCTGCGCAGTTCCAGTTGCTGGCGCGTACTCTGCTGTCTGCACAGAACGCATCTAACGTTACGCTGCTACAGTTCCTGCGTACCAACTTCCCTGACATCACGTTTGAGGATGACATTCTGCTGAAAGGCGCGGGTGTCGCTGGTGCGGATCGCATGGCGGTGTACGAGAAGGAAATCCGCATCGTTAAAGGTCATGATGTCATGCCGCTGCGATTCCTGGCTCCGGCCACGGCAGATAACGTGAATTTCAAAGTTCCGGCAATCCTGCGTACTGGTGGCACTGAGTGGCGCATTCCGAAAGCCGGCCACTATGTTGATGGGGTATAAAATGGCTGAATTATTCAATACGCACACTGCGCCTGTAACTGTTACTGATGCTGCTACGGGGCAGCGTATCACCATCCAGCGCGGACACTCTGCGCTGGTGTCCGGTGATTTTCGCAATCATCTGTTCGTTACGGCGGGCATGATCCGTGCTGAGCATGATGAATCCGACACCAAGCCACCGCAGGCAAACAAGCCAGACTCTGGCGGTGATGGCGGCGAGCTGGATAAAACCGTGCTACGTGAGCAGTACGAGTCGTTGCTAGGGAAAAAAGCCCCGTCAGCGGCCAGTGCGGAAACGCTGCAAAAGGCCATCGATGAGGCGCAGGCAAACAAGCCAGACTCTGGCGGTGATAACACCGAAACCGAATAAACCCCGTCAATTTGGCGGGGTTTTGCTTTATGGGGGTAATGATGGAAATCACAGCGCAAATCGTTGTCGATTTTCGTGCCTATTACCCCGAATTCAGCGACGAAACAACGTGGCCGGATTTAGGGGTAACCACTGCACTCGCTGAGGGTGACGCGGAAACAGGTAAACGCTGGAGGCGGTATCCGAACGGGCAGGTGGTCAGCATCAAAAAACGTGGCATGTTTGCGTTTGCCGCACACCGTCTTGTTATGCGTCAGCGCTCCGCTAAAGGTGACGCCGGTGCAGCATATGCAATTTCCGGTAAATCGGTTGGGGATGAATCCACATCGTTTGCTGTGCCATCTGTGACCATGGATGATTTAACGATTAACGGTGATTTGCCGCTTACGACCTACGGTGTTGAGTTTATGCGCCTGCGTCGTCGTGCAGGCACTGGCGGGATGATGATATGAGAATCAATGCTGAGACGCGTGGTGGTAATAAAATTGCGCAGAGACTAAAGCAGATTCAAGATCGCGTTATGGCGAAACGCCGCGTTCTTGTCGGTCTGCCTGCGGGATCTGGTAATTATGAAGACGGTGCACCGATAGCCGTCATCGGAGCCGTTCAGGAGTTTGGCTCCGCTGATGGCCGTGTGCCAGAGCGTTCATTTCTCCGTGTTCCGATTCGTCAGAATCAGGACAGCATCAAAAAGGCATTTCGCGCACTAACTGGCGCGGTTACACGCGGAGAAATCACCGCGTTTCAAATGCTCGACCAGATCGGAGCCCGCGCCGCTGGGTTCTGTCAGGAAGCGATTGAGGCAGGCATTCAACCCGCTAACGCCGATTCAACAATTGAGGCTAAAGGCAGCTCGACGCCCCTTATCAATCACGGTTTATTAAAGGGCAAAATTACACACGTTGTAGAGGATTGATTATGGCATTAGGTAACGGTCTGGATATGAACGGCCATGTCGATTCGACGTTTAATTCTCCCATTTATGGTGGCGTGCGGATAATTCGTGCTGGCACTGGTGGCTACACCGGACCGGGTGGGCGCTATGAAGAAACGACCCCCAGCGAAACGATCCCCCTCACGCGCGTTAACGTCCAGCCAGCGAAATGGAAAGACATTCAGATGCTGATAGGGATGGGTGGTACCGCTAACCCGCAGGATGCGCGAGTGGTGCATATCAATGACGGCGTTAATTATCTCTACCCGGATGATAACGGCAAATTTGCTGATTTGCTGGAATTCAGTGACGGGCAGGCGGTGCGCCAATGGCGTGTTATGTCGTGCGACAACCGGCCGTGGCGTAATTTCTGCCGCGCCGTTGTTGAGCGGTACCGAGGTGCTGGCTAATGGAGAATATCAGCGAACTGTACGATGTGTTTCAGCAACTGGTATCTCTGACGTCCGGCGTTGAAACGGTAATCCTTGCCGATCAGGGACGTGATGCACCAACCGGCCTGTACGCAACATACAAACCGATCCCGATTCGCGCTTACGGGTGGTCGCAGCGGCGGAGTGAGTTAACCCCTGCAACGGAAGATGCCGATCCCGCACTGGGGCAGTGGCAGGATTTACGCGAAACCGTGGCCACATCGATGGAGTTCATTTTATCCGTGAACATCATCAACGAAGGTGCGGAAAGCGCAATCATGCGATTGCATAACGCCAATTTCCGTCAGCCCGTCAGTGAATTCCTTTACCGCAACGAAATAGCCTGGCGCCACGTCAGCACGTGCCGAAACCTCACCGGAATTTTGCAAGCAGGTATACAACCGCGCTGGCAGGCTGACATCCATCTTTTCATTGAACACACCGTTTCATACGAGCTACTGCGTGCAGCAGGGTTCGATATTCAATTAACTAACGAGGGGTAAAAATCCCGATGGCCTATCCAGTTGATAACATTATCCCGGTCAATGTGCTGCTAACGCCAGCGGGACTGGGGTATGCCGATTTTTCTAGTGCGCTAGTGTTCGCTGATGCGGCGGATTTGGTGGATGGAGTGACATTCGCGGTTGATACGTTCCGTGATTACGGCTCAGCAACAGATGTCGCTGCTGATTTTAAAACGGACAGTGACATTTACCGCATTGCAACCCGCTATTTTGCCAACACCCCAAAACCGCCAACGATTACCGTGTGGATGAAGAGCGCTGACGACACGCTGCTGGAAATCATCAACAGCGCGAATGACCGTATCTGGCGTTATCACTATTTCCTCAAGAACGCCGATGTGACGGTGGCAATTCTGCCGGATTTATCCGACTGGTCTGATGCTGCCGGCCACCCGCTGTGGTTTACGTTTAGCGCGGATAACATTATTGACCAGAACGTTACCGATGATGTGATTTCCGCCCTGAAAGCGAAAGGAAACCGCCATGTATTCGCGGGGTACAAATCAGCGTCGTCTGTTACCGCTGATGCGTCACAGGCCTACGCTATGGTGCAGTTGGCGGCGGCATTCCACAAATTCCGGCCTACGGGTATCAATACCGCTATCACGGGTGAATATCAGGTGCTGCCCGGTGTCAGCGGCGACGATCTGGCCACCAGCGCCTACAACGCACTGAAGGCGAAAAACGCGGTATTTTTCACTCAGATTGAATTGGCTGGCGCAACAGATAACAGCCGAGTCATCAACAGCAAATCGATGTCGTCATACGGCGAATTTATTGATGATGTTGTTAATCTCGACGTGCTGAAAAACCATATGCAGGTGGACGGTTACAACTACATCGCGAATGCAGGTTCTAAGCGCGCTATGACTCCGCGTGATTATGCTGGCCTGCTGTCGGCCGTCTCGGCTACCTGCAAACGGTTCTTCGATAACGGCGTACTGGGTACCGGTTCATACGTCGATCCCGACGATGGAAAAACGAAGGTTGCGCAGTTCGGTTTTGTGCTGCGCAGCTCGCCCGAGGATGTGCTCGACATGACACCAGCCCAGCGTAAGGCGCGTGTTTACCCGCCGACATCAATTCTGGTCATTCTGGCACGTGCTGGTCACGTCGCTGAAATCAACATCAACGTGGAGTAACCACAATGACAATGAAGCGGTATGGCGCTGACGGTGCCAACCTGACGGTATTCGGTATTCCTATCGATGACTTTGGCGATACCGATCCGCCGATCACGATCGAGGATTTGGAGCAACGAGCTACCCTGAAACGCGGTATCGGTAAAACATCGGTACGACTGGATAGTCAAACGCGACCAAAACGCTTAACCATAAGCCTGATCCCCGGCTCCGACCAGGCGCGGCAGATTCTGGCGGTGGAAAAAACAGGTGTAGATGCCACGTTTACGTTTTTCCAGACAGGAACGGCGGAAACCGTGATGGGGTTTGATGGCGTACTGGTTAACCGCGGATCAATGACGCGCGGCGGTAAAACCAGTGTTTCTGACGAACAATTCATTTTTGAGTTTGCAGACAGCGAGGAAACCTAATGGGACGTCGTATTGAAATTGAGATTGATGGTGTGCTGTACACAGGCGCTACGCCGTCAGCAAAAGACCAACTGGAAATGTTGCAAATAGCCACCAAAAACAGCGTGCTCCCTGCGCTGGGTGATAATGCATCTGATATGGGGTTAGCCGTTGCGCTTGCCAGCATGGATGCGTTGTCGCTGAACCGACTAAAGGAGTTGTGCATCAAAAACGGAAAAATGGTGCGTGATGCCGATAGTATCCCTGTCGCCGAAAACCTATTTCAAGACCAGATCCAAAACTATCTGCTGCTGCTGGGCAAAGTCTTAAAGGAGAACATCGGCCCTTTCTGGAAGCTCAGCGCAGGGAGCGAAAACGGCGCAAGCGCAACAGCGACGAACGAGACGACAGCGGAATAGACTGGTTTCTTTGGCGTCCATGCTTGGGGGCAGGTGATGCCTGCCCACCGCTGGCGAGATGGGCTGATATGCTCGATGGCACGTACACGATTGATGATGTGCAGATCATGCACGCTGTAATTGAAGCTGCGATCGATAGCGTGGAGCGCGCCAGAGAGAAAGCGAAAGGGTAGCCCGGTTAGCTGGGCTATTTATTGTCTTCTGGTATGAGATTCTTTATTTCATCCAGCCCTGATGAGATGTGAGCATATGCCTTTTTTAGCTTCATTAAAGCCAAGTTTGAACGTTCCGTGCCTGATATAGAGAACGAAGCTGATATCTCTGATTGTAGATTTTTTAACTTCTTGCTTAGTTCATTATTTTCCGATTTCAGCGCCTTGACTTGTTCTATCCCTGACTGAAGGTCTTCAACTAAGGTAGGCAGGTATTCCACAGCAACCCCTGTTATCTCATCAAGAGCCATGGATACTTCTAATCGCTTCATTACCTCTTGCTGAAGACTTCTGCCAGATTCTTTCGCTTCAGCTTCTAGCCGCTCCCTCATATCTGCGGGCATCCGTAAAGGGTATGGCGTTATTCTTGACATCAATATGACTCCATTAGACTCACCTAAAGGAAGTCTATCAGCTATAGCTTGCTTGACAAGTGAGTCCATGTGATCCATTCTTGTGTGGTAGTGTTAATTTCATGAATAAAATAGTGAGTCCATATGAGCCATAAAGTAGCCAGAACGACGCCATATCCCTTACGAATGCCTGCTGATGTGAGAGAGTTTTTTGAATCTGAGGCTGAATTTAATGCTCGTTCACTGAATGGGGAGTTAGTGAAGCTTCTTACGGAAAGAATGAATCGCATTAAGGGGCAGCGTGCTAATGCGAACCAAAAATGAGAAAGCCCCGACTACTTGTGATAGTCAGGGCTTCTATTTGTCAGTCAACCTTTGCGGGAAAACCAACATGAACAGTATAGCAACAGCACCATGCGCCATCAATGTGCCGTTTTATGGGGTAGATCTTTTCGTCATTAATTACCGTGGTGAGCCGTACACGCCTATGAAGCCGATCGTTGAAGGCATGGGAATGGATTGGATGGGGCAGTACACGAAGCTGAAACAGCGCTTTTCCAAAGGGATAGAGGAAATCTCTATACCCACTGCTGGTGGCATTCAAAAAATGATTTGCCTTGCTCTGCGCAAACTGGCCGCGTGGCTGAACACTATCAGCCCGAATAAGGTTAAAGCCGAGATCCGTGATCGTGTTATCCGCTATCAGAATGAGTGCGATGACGTTCTCTACGAATACTGGACGAAAGGGCAGGTGACTAATCCTCGGAAAGCTCGTAAATCCACAGCCAAACAACTTACTCCATTGCGCCAGACCGTAGAGCGATTGATCGCCACTGGCATGGGTAATATCTACGGCGACATCTGGAAGCTGGTTCACAAGCGCTACGAAATCGACACCATCCAGCAGTTACCGCCAGACCAAATCAATGAGGCCATTAGCTACCTCGACGGGCTGGAGGGCGAATACATCCAGCGCGGACAGCAGACAGCGAAAACTGCCGTAGCTCCTGTGGGCTCCCGCCGCGTCCTGTTGTACCTCGATGCTAACGGTTCGGTGACGGGTTCATTACCCATCGCACCTGATGAGCTGGTGGCAAGCTGGGATACGTTCGCGCAGTTGGCACGGCGTGAGGGTTGGATTGTCATGCACAAGGAGGAGGTGTTCGAAAAAATGACTGGGGCAATAAAGAATTTGCAGTAGTGCAAATGAAAACGCCAGCAGTTCGCACCTGCTGGCATCTATCAATTAGTCAAGAAGGCAAATAAATGACTAAATCTACTTTAGCAGTACCTAATGGTGTTGTCACTATGTCCAGCCTGGACTTCCTGAACGACATTATTAATCCATCCCGTAAAGAGGCTGGCGAAAAATCCGTTCGACCATCCGATTTTCACGCACGAGTTAATGATGAAATTGGTGAAGATTTAAACTACGAAAATTTCGTAGTTGGTAAAACAGGGCATAAAACCCACTACACCATTCTGAATATGGATCAGATGACCCTTATCGGCATGCGTGAATCAAAAGCAGTTCGTCGCTCAGTTCTGGAGAAACTAAAATCGTTAAGCAGGCCAACCGTTGATCCTATGGTTGCACTTAACGACCCTGAGTTTCTGCGTGGCGCTTTGCTTACCTATTCTGAAAAGGTCATCACGCTGACGCACCAGGTTGACGAGATGCGTCCTGATGTCGAGGCGTTCGACCGTATCGCTACTAAGGCTGACGGCAGTATGTGCATCACCGACGCCGCGAAGCATTTGCAGGTTCAGCCGAAGTTTCTATTCAAAACCTTGTCGGAAAACCACTGGATTTACCGACGCGCTGGCGGAAAGGCATGGTTGGGGTATCAGGACAAGATCCAGTCTGGTTATCTGGAGCATAAAGTAACGACTGTTTCCCGTTCAGATGGTAGCGAGAAGATTGTCGAACAGGTGCTCATAACCGCTAAGGGCATTGCTAAGATCTCGAAAATGCTAGGCGTGAGCGGCGTGGCTGCGTAACAGCTAATTAATGAATCCAACCCGCTTAACTGCGGGTTTTCTCGCTTCCCCTTGCATCGCGGCCAGTGATAGGATGTTTCCGAATATTACTGGTTGAGGGCAAGGATGTGAGGGTATTTATTTTATTGCTAACGGCGCTTTCGTTTTCGGTAATGGCTGAGGTTGATAAAGAAAGATGGAGTCACTCATTTGAAAAAGATAAATTCGACGGATTTCATATAGAAACAGCAACCACTGATAATGGAATTGCAAAAATGCAATTGCAAAGACGTGCTGGCATGTTTTCACTGAATCTGTTCATGTATGGTGGTAAATTTTCTTGTGGAGAAGATTGCACCGTAAGAATAAAACTTGATGATAATAAACCTGAAACTTACATAGCTTTGGGAAACAAAAATGAAAGATTTTTAAGCGTCATTCTTAATAAGAGAGATGTAAATAACATAAAACAATCAAAAGTAATTGATATAGAAACAAGTGTGATTGATTATGGCTTTAACTATAACGGAAAGAAAATATATTCATTTTTATTACTAGGGAACCCGTTTGTTGGTGAGGTTAATGCTAATGTAGAATATATAAGAAAGTTGGTGTCTTCTGGCAAAAAACCGGAAACTTTAAGCACAGGCGATGGTGGAAGAAAAATAGAATCATTTGAAACATGCAAAAAGGTCTTTTATGATTATTACAATAATAAAAAATATGTTTCATTAATAGAGCGTGAAGATGCAAGAATTTTAGTTGGATTTATTTATTCCAGTGTGGGCGGGGTAATGCTTAGTTGCAGGGATGATGTAAGTGAAATGACAATTCTTGAATATATGTAATATCAAGAAAACATAACCCGCTTTTAGCGGGTTTTTTAATGCCCGGAGAAAGTGAAATGGCTGAAAATGCAGGAACAATTGATTCCCTGTTGGTTTCGTTGGGGCTGGAAACCGATGCTAAATCATTCCAGAAAGGCGCTGACGCCATAAAAGGTGTCACGGATGGAATGATGCAATTTGCCGCTGCCACTGGTGCTGGGTTGGGATTTAAAGCGCTGACATCAGGGATAGCTAACTCAGCATTGGAAATGAAGAGGCTGAGCGACAATACCGGCTTTACGATCAGACAAATTCAGGGACTTGAATTTGCAATGCGCCGACTTAATCTTTCCCCTGAATCCGCGCACGATATTGCAAAGATGATCCCTGAGCTGCAAAGAAAGGCCAGGTTCGGGGAATTAAATGATAAGGCTTACTGGGGGGAGGCATTCAATCCAACTGAATTCTCCCGAATGGGTCAGGAGGAGGGATTAAAATACCTGATCAGTTCTTATTCAAAAATGAACCACGACCAACAATCATTCCTGCGCGAGGGGGGAGGGTTTGGACGGGACTCTCCAATAACCAGATTAATGGAGATGGGTAGCGGTTTTTTTGACGAAACAATGAAAATGTCAAATAAAATGACATACCCGATTGATGATGCGCTATTGAAAAATGCGCAAATATTTAATGATGAAATGGCAAAAATTGGTCGTAACTTTGAGATTCTTTCTTATCAGATTGGCGGTCCGCTCTTAGAAAACCTGAATAAAATGCTCGGTGATATAAATCAATTCGTTGATAAAAACAGAGGAACAATTAACGGGATTGTAGATAAGGTAACATCTGGCAGCTGGTACGACGACATAATGAATGATGCTGAAAAGAGAGGGATCGAATTTAGGAACCACTTGCGCCGCAACGACGCAACCATGCGTAAATTACTTGGCCCCGAGGAGGATGCAAATAATTTCACTAGGCGTGAGATTATGGGAAAGAAATCCCCACTGGAACTGTATAGCGATGTGATGGATGACGCTGAAGATCGTGGCATTAAATTCAGGAACCATCTTCGCAGGAATGACGCCATGATGCGCGGGATACTTGGTCCTGAGGAGGAGGTAAGAAAACGAGTCTCCCAAACACACTTACCGCAGGGTAGTTCACTACATTCCGCACTCAATAACCCAAATGCCCGATCGTATCTTGATGCGATATCCCGCGCAGAGGGTACGAGCGGGTATATGAATTCTGGTTATCACACAATGTTTGGCGGCGGGCAGGTTGCCAGTCTGGCCGATCACCCGCGTCAGTTAAAAGACTTTCAGCAGACGGACGGGACGTGGAATAAAACATCGGCGGCAGGCCGTTATCAGTTCACACAAAAATCATGGGATGAGGCGGCGGCGGCGCTGGGTCTTGGCGACTTCTCGCCACAGAGTCAGGACATGGCTGCGTTATGGCTTATTCAGCGAGCTGGTCAGCTGGATAATGTACTGAGTGGCGATTTCATGACGGCAACGAATAACCTCGGCGGCGTATGGGCGTCACTGCCATCATCGCCGTATGCGCAGCCGAAACGTAGCCAGGCTGAGATGGAGGCGTATTATACGCCGGATTACAACTACCAACGCAGCGCAGCGCCATACAATCCATTAGCGAATAGCTCAGAATCATCACAGCCAGTCAGTATTACGCTGAACAATACCCAGAATATTTCCGGTCTAGGGCTTAATGAGCAACAAGTGCAGGACACTGTAGCGAATGCACTAACCACGGCTGGGGAGAATCTGGAGCGCTCATTTAACAATAATCGGTGGTAATCATGTCAATCGTCGGAGTGTTCGATAAGTCCCGCCCAGAAATAGGCGGGATTTTTTTTGATGCAATATTGGAGGAATCCAGCGAACTGCGGACGGATGTTAGCGAGTATCCGTTAGAAACCGGTCAAACAGCGAATGACAACGCGGTTACTCGACCGATGACAGTAACGATGACTGTCGCTATATCTGATAACCCAGTAAAGGCGCTAATGGCAGAAGCTGGGGATCTTTCAGGAATTGCGGGGATTGGTGCAGGCGTCGCCGTTGGTGCTGTTGGCTCCATGCTTGGCGGTGGCGCGGCTGCGTTGGCTGGGCTGGCCGCATCTGCGGGGCTGGCATTTGCCGCATCAGGACGAAAACGCTCGGAAACCGCATTGGTACAAATCAGAACATTACAGCGTTATAACAAGATCCTGACTGTTATCGGCACTAGCACAGCTTATGACGATATGATCATCACCAACACGCGAGTCCAGAAAAACAAACAAAATGAGGGAGGGCAGGAGATTGTCGTCGAAATGCGAAAATTACTGATTAAAAGTCGCGATGATACTGCGACAACCATAAATCGCAACCTACCCAAAAATGATACTGCCGCCACTCAGGGGCAGGCGAACGTCCATTTAGGAGAGGTAACGCCGCAATGAAAATAGTCCCCCTCACGCGCGGCCTGGCTGACTTCTCGTTTACGTCAACGCTCAATAACGCAACGCTACGGTTCAATGTGCGTTGGCTCACTCGATACGGTTATTTTGTCGTAGATATTCGTGATGCGATGGGTAATCCGATCACGTTGGGTCGAGGCTTGCACGTTGGCGTCAATTTATTAGCGGGGCTGAATACCGACATCGGCAGATTGGTGCTGGATGGCGAAACACCAACAATGGAAAACCTCGGTGTCACAAACAATCTGAGATGGTACCCAAATGACTAGATTATTCGGGCGAACGTATAAACTCGATGTGACCTCGGCAGAGGGAAATAAATTAACGTGTGAACCACCAACGCAGGTCAAATTTCTGATCACTAATATGCCCGAAAATCAGGTCGCCACGGCCATGATTATGATTTACGGCGTATCTGATCAGTACCGACAACTGATACAGAAATTCGATAAAACCCGCCAGCGTTTCGGCACTGTCCGCCTGACTGCCGGATATGAGGAATCATCTGGGGAAATATTCACAGGGCAGATAAATAGCGTCGAAGTTGGTCGTGATGGTGTGAACGTTTATCTGCGCCTAAATTGCTGGTCTGTGATCTGGGCTGATGCCACTATCGGAAAGACGTGGGGCGAGAAGACACAGGCAATAGAAATACTACAGGACGTGGCGCGATCGTTCGGTCCACCGATCGAAGTCGTTGGAAACTTCTCCGACCTGCCGATGTTTAACCATGGCTACACATTACCTCATACATCAAGCAGGAATTTTTTAAACGCTATGAAAGCCGCGTGGCGTTATGACTGGCTGCTGTCGGACACTAAAATCACGCTGATTCGTGATGGAGCCACACGGCCAACAACTTACGAGCTGAATTCAGATAACGGCATGGAGAGTTCCCCGCGCTGGTATAAGAAAGACATGGAGGTTGACGCCCGCCTTAACCACATCATCCAACCTGGCGATCTGATAAAAATCCGTTCTAATTTTTGGACTGTCAACTACAGCGGCATGTACAACAGCGGAATAAATGACATGTCGAATATTCAGCGCCGAACCGGTTCATTCAGGGTGCTATCAACGACGCATCAGGGTGATTTCTGGAATGACGACTGGCGTACAACGTTTAGGTGCCAGTGGAGCGCAGCATAATGAAAAGCACGAACCCGCTATTTTCTGCGATTCAATCCGCCAGCTTGAACATGATCGGGGATTTAATGATCGGCATGCCTGGTCATGTTGTGGCCTACGATCCAGAGAAACAACGCGCTCAGGTCGAATGCGGCATTCAAAGAAAAATGCCTGATGGCACGATTGAAACCTTATCTGTGTTGATTAACGTTCCTGTACAATTTTCCGGCTCTGCTGATTGGGTGCTGTTTCATGAGTTACCCGCGGGTACCGAGGGGTATATTCATTTCAGCCAGCGCTCTGTTGATGCGTGGCTCGACATGGGCGGTCCGGTACCGCCAACAGGACCTGAAATGTTCAGCGCCAGCGATGCATTTTTCTCACCCGGTTATCGGTCACTGAAAACCGCGATTCCCGATCTGCCCACTTCAGGTGTGGGCATGAGCAACCGTGACGGTTCTGTGCGCATCCACCTGACAGATGACGGCATAACCCTGACATGCGGCGGCGTTTCGTTGACTGTTTCGCCTGAGGGCGTGACAGTTAACGGTGAAGCGACGCTGAACGGACGGGTAGAGGTTACCACTGGTGGATTAGCTGTCGGTGATATTGAATTTACCGATCACGTCCATGACGGCGTTCAAACTGGCTCCGGCAGTACGCAAGGCCCACGATAGGAGGTTTTATGGCTACATGTAAAATGCCGATGCAGATAATTATCGACACCAGCATTATAGATAAAAAAATAGCGGAGTTAGCCCAACTTGTTCAGTTACGGTTTCCTGATGGCGCTCCTGATTTTCTCGATAGCCAATTTTCTGGCCTGTGCGATGACATCATCTTTAGTGATAACCCTTCCACAGTTAGCGCAGACGGCACTGTTCAGGTCATCCAGCGAATTGACTTCGGAAGACGTTTTGATGATCTCTCCGCCGCAATTCGGACAGGCAATTTTAACGCTCATTAATGTTGCTCCTCTGGTTGTGTGAGAACTCCAGAGTAACACCCACGCCCCAGCTAATGCCGGGGCTTTTTTATGAGGGTTTGATAGTGATCCGTAATTTTATAGACGGCGACATTGTCACGCACGGCGAACATTTCGCAACGGGAAAAGAGGCTACACGGCAAGGGATCATCAGGCGGCTGCGGTTGTTTCTCGGTGAATATTTTCTCAATGCCGCAGAGGGGACGCCGTGGTTTCAGTCCATTCTCGGGAAAACACAGGTAGACATTGCCGCAGCCAGCATTAAGCAGCGGATCCTGACTGCTCCGGGCGTAATTGGCCTCACTCGATTTGAGTTCAGCATCGACCAGACCACGCGAAAAATCACAATTTACGCATCGCTAGTGGACATCAATAACGAACAGTTTGAACTGCTGTTTGATGAGGAAATTATCTGATGACTGAGATTACCAAAGATGGCGTGAACGGACAGACGTTAAACAGCTATCTTGCCGTGATGCGCCAGCGCTATCTGGATGTCGATGACGGCTGGAATATCAATCCAGAATCGCCGGACGGCCTCGTTATCGCTGCGTGGTGTGAAACGTTAGCGAATCTGGACGAAGCTGTTACCAGTGCCTACCACTCGGCAGACCCGAATTCAGCGATTGGGCAGCAACTCGATCGTATAGCGGCATTTGCGGGCATTACTCGGCTAGATGCGACGTTTTCTACTACAACAGTGACATTTACTGGTACGCCGCTTGTTGAAATTCCGATCGGCACACTGGTGCGAAACCGGATTACTGGCACGCTATGGGCAACAGATGCGACGGTAGCGACGAATAGCGGTGGCGCGGCAACCGTAAACGTCACATGCACTACAGCGGGCAGTCAGGCGGGAAACAGCAATAACCTGTCGATCATTGCGACGCCGATCGGTGGCATTACCGCCGTTACCAACGTAAACCCTGCATCGCTCGGACGTGATGAGGAATCAGATAATGCGTTTCGCGTTCGTCGCAATGAGTCTGTAGCGTTCCCTGGCAATAACCAACTCGACAATATTTATGCAGCTCTGGTCAATCTTGACGGTGTTAAACAACTCCGTATTTATGAAAATACTGAATCTGTACCGGATGAAAATGGCGTTGAGGGGCATTCACTGGCGATCTTCATTGACGGCGGTGAACCTGCGGATATTGTTGCAACAATCGCGAAACGGAAAAATCCCGGATGTGGGCTGAATCGCTATAACAGCAGCATCCCGAACAAAACCAGCACAGACACCGTTACGCCCGGTGGCAACCCGTTTAACGCTACGTTTTTCCGTCCTGAATTTATCCCTGTATTTGTTCGCGTCAGCATTTCCAGTAACCAACGATTTGATGACGATGAAATAAAACGTTCTATCGTTGAGTATTCGAGCATCGGATTTGAGCAAACGACAGGGTTTGCAAAAACGGGATTTCGCATCGGCGAGGATGTGGGGGCGGGGCGGTTATTTACCCCAGTTAACTACATTGTTGCCGGTAGTGGTTTTGTTCACTCGATCGGTGTCGGGATTTCAACGGTGACCGCTACGAGCTCCCAGATTGATATTGCGTTTAATCAGCTCGGTATTTTTAGCGTAGATAACGTAGAGGTGGTCTATGTATGACCACAAAAAAAAGGCGCTAAGCCGCGCTTATTGGCAATATAAAAACGCTCCGAAATTAATTGAGTGGCTGAAAATATTGCCGGATATTGCTCAGGCCAGCATTGAAGAGCAGGCTGATAAAATCCAGCGAATGCTGGATATCAACACTGCTGAAGGGGAGCAACTTGATATATGTGGTCGCATAGTTGGCTATCGCACACGACCGCTCGGTACATTCTCACCTGCATGCCAGCCAGCCCCCGTTAATGATGACCTGTTTCGCCGAATGATTAAGGCGAAAATCTTCAAAAACAACAGCGTGGCCACGATTGACGAAATCCAGTTCGCCGCCGACTACATTATGAATGAGCCAACCCATTTGCTCGACGGGCAGGACATGGAAATGCGCCTGATCTGGTTCACTCACAACGTTGATATAGGCACGCAGAAACTCGTTCAGGATTATGACCTGATCCCGCGGCCTCAAGGGGTAGGGAATAAAGACGTCCGAGTTATCACATATAGGCCATTCGGCTTCGGCCAGCACTATGCAAATTTCCGCGCACCATTTTGGCACGGCGACGGCATCAAAATTTACACGAACCTGAAACTGACGCTGACGTTTGCTAATGGAGTGTTATCCGGTGTGCTGACGGCTGCGGCGGGGATCGCCGTTTCAGATATTGATGTCACGCTGATTTACACGCTTGCGGGCGGGCGAACAGAAACAGAACGGCTGGTAACCGATGACAACGGCCAATTCAGCACTGCGCCTGATTTCAGTGTCGGATATGACGTTGTTGCGCGAGCGCAGGTATTAAACCCGCTATGCGAATGGGAAAACGTCGAATCGTCATTATCGACACGAATTAAATTCAACGGGGTTATTAAATTTAATGGCTCTAATAAATTCCGAGGTTGAGCATGTCAGAAATAATTAAACCAGGTGATTTACCACCAATTAATGAGTTGGACGAGTTCACTGCTCATATTCCAGAATTGCAAACAGACACCGATGTTTTAGCCGGAACGGATGGACCTGCAAATTTTCAAGCGCAGGCGCTGGCGAACAGGACCAAATATTTAAAGCGAATTCTGGATTTAGTTGGTCTGGAGTTAATTGGCATCAATCAGGCTGTAGCTACGGCACAGCAATCAGCAGACACAGCGAAACAGGGCGCTGATGCGTCTATGAAAAAATCAGCAAATGGGGCTGATATTGTTAACCCTGCCGCGTTTCGTGAAAACATTGGCCTGAGTAATGCGATGCTGAAGGGGGAATTCGGCTGGGGCGGTAGTACGCCAAGCATCACTACGCCGACGCTACATGATTTTTTCGTCACTAATAAAGCTGCCAGTGGTTTATACAGCGCTGACCCCGCCGTTGTTGCGGGGCTCCCGCCGGGCTACGGACCGTGCATTCTCACGTGGACTTCAGGAACCCTAGGGGCGTACGGCGAGTTAACGGCGGTCGATGTGACCAATAGCAACCATCGAGCCGCAAGAAACGTGCTCACCGCTGAGGTTTGGCAGGGCTGGGATTACATTCCGCAATATAAAAACGATGACCCCGGATTTGTTCGCAATGCACTCGCCGAGGATTACCACACTAAATCAGACTTCGACCTTGCGATGCGCCTTCAGCAATCTATGGGATCAAGCTTAGTGAACGGGGTCTGGAAATCGTTTTTAAGTGTTCGTCATCGCGGCGGAAATGGAACGGACAGTCCAGACTGGGGTTATGCGATTATTGATGCGAGTATGACCCAAGGGAATTACAACGACTTTGAGTTATGGAAGACTCAAGCTGGGGTGTGGTTGCCGCCCGTCAAGCTATGGCATACGGGTAATCTAAACCCCGCATCACTAAATGCAACTCAAACATTCCAGGGCGGCAATACTATATTCAAGGGGGCGAACTCATTTATATTAGAAGCTGCGTCGACAGGCGCTCTTATGTACATCCCGTTTTATGATGCTGGCCGGGTTGAAAGAAAGGGCTGGATAGGGCGAGGCTTGTCCGGCTCGGATAATATGCAGTTTACTAATGATGTGACGAGTGCAAATCTACAGCTATTAGCCACGGGCGATGTTGTTTTAAATCCTAAAGCCGGAAATATTGTTCGCGTGGGTGCGCATCAAATAGTTGACGCGGGGTTAGCTCAAACAATAGGTGGAGCTAAAACGTTCAGCCAAAAGATCAAAATTTTACGGAATTATCCAGCGTTTGTTTTAGAAACCACTTTCGTACCCGAAAATACCATAGGCAGGGTTCTAGCGTTAGAATATGAAGGCCTAAATAAAGCCGTGTTCCTGCGTCGAGTATCTCAGGAAAATTCGACGGGGCAGCAACGAGTAGATTTGCCAATGTCAGGAAACGGCACAATATTAGTTGCCGGAGTTAATGCCGTTGCTGACGGGAGTGGATTCTATAAAACAGCATCGCCGGTCATTAACATATACTCGGACGGATCATTCACTACTACAGATGATGCCAACGGCGTTAATGTTGAGAGGCTGGGCGAAGGTGTTTACCGCATCACAGGGTGCCACGGTATGCACCCCGACGCCGCGTGGAATGGTATCGACGGCGGCGTGAGTAATCCGAGATGTCGCAATGGCCTGGAGCTGACGTGGAACGATTTTAGCGTTGAACCAGACGGCTCTGTAATCGTCCGCACGTATCACCGCCCACACTCTGACGCCATTTCGTTTGCTCGTAATGAAATTGACGGTTATGAAAACGGTGACCCGATCGACGTTCCACGCGGCGCATTCATTCAAGTCCGCGTGAACATGCCAGAGCGCATCGAGCCGTATCACGCAATCAGCCACAGCAACGTTTGCAACAACACTGTATCACCAGCTTAATAAATCGTAATCAAACTAATCCAATGGCCGCTAACTTAGCGGCTTTTTTCATTTCTGGAGTTCAAATGGATCAGAAATTCTTTCGCGTGCCGTTTGCATCGAGCGGCGACCGCCAGACTATTCCCGACGCAACACAGACCAGTGGTGCCGTATCGTTTCCCAGCGGCTGGGGAGGGGATTACGCAAAAGACCCGACTATAGACGCGAATGCAAAACCCGTAGAGCGCGAGGCGATGAACGCCATTTTATACGCCATCACTAACGCTGTGCGCCAATATCAGGTTTTCGGATTCCCTGAATACATCACACCTGCTGACAACAACGGCGGTGCGTTCTCGTACAGTTCTGGCGCTGTAGTTCGCTACCGCGCAGCTCCCGCGATGGCATTTAAATCGTATGTATCGATCGCTGAGAACAACACGTCAGTGCCAGGAACAGACGCGACGAAATGGCAGGAGTTCATTTATCAGGAATCGACAGAGCAAGAAGCGATCGATGGCGAAAGCAACAATACTCTAATCACCCCGCGCCGCTTGCATGACGGGGCTAGCTATCTCGATGAGCAACTAAAAACCGCGTTGACGCCGTATCTGTTGCCGATCGGTGCGATCATCATGTGGCCTAGCGTTACGCCCCCAGACGGCTGGCTGGAGCTGAATGGACAGCAATTCAATGTCACCGAAAACCCGAAGTTGGCTGCAATGTTTCCCGATGGACGCCTGCCTGATTACCGAGACAGATTCCCACGTGGCTGGTCAAATGGTTCTCTACTGGGTGGAAACCCAGATCGAGAAATTGGCTCAATGCAAGGGGATGCAATTAGAAACATCACTGGTACTGCGCCCGTTGGCGACTCCAATTCAACGCATTCAGCCAGATTTACCGGGGCATTCTATGCAACATATAATCACGGGGCTCAACTTGGTTCCTCGGCGTTAGATTGGGATAATCCATTAATTTTATTTGATGCGTCCCGTGTCGTCCCGACCGCTGACGAAAACAGACCAGTAAACATCGCCACGATGTTTATTATTAAAACAGATAAGGCTGATTCAACCCCCGGCGTACCCGTTCCGTCTGCTGTCGTTGTCACGCCGCGTCCAGCGACTGTTAATGCCGGCACATTCGTGCAATTCTCAGGACAAGTTTTGCCTAGTAATTTTGCATCGCAATACCCCGTCTCATGGTCTGTTAGTGATGCGGCATTAGGCTCTATTGACGCAACAGGACGTTACACAGCAATAGCGGGGCGCACCGGTAGCCAGTCTGTAATCGCATCAATCAGTACGGGATTAACGACGCTGGTTACATTTGATCAGCACATCTATCTGACCAGCATCTCTATTACTGCGATACCGACTGTTGAGGTTGAGGGTACGTATAATCTCGCTGTGACATTTAACCCGGCAAATTACACAGAGCCTGCTGACTATGCGAGCAGTGATGCACAGATCGCGAGTGTTGTTAACGGAACTGTAACGGGCGTAGGAGCCGGGACCGCTACCGCTAGCGTGACTGGACGTTATTCTAGTGTCACTGCATCGCGTCCAGTAACTGTTACTCCGCAGGTCATTGTCGAAAAATACCTGCAAATTTCCGAGCGACTATCTGAGATTGCTGCCGCAGGCTCGACCGCACAAGCCGCAGCGCGGAGTAATTTGGGGCTGGGCGGGCTGGCAACAAAAGACGCGCTCACTGCTACTGACGTTGGCGCTGTTCCGCAAGCAAATGCATCACTCGGTACAGAAAATCTGAACACTGTAATTTCACTTGGTCGCAAATTTCAGTCCCTGACTAGCAACGCAACACTGGCGAGAAATTACCCAGTGGATCTTGCTGGAATGCTGGACGTTATCAGAACGACCGACGCAGGCATTCGCCAGTCATACTACCCATACAACAGCACGGACGTCTATCACCGCTACTGCGTTGACACTGCGGCGAATCCTATTGTGTTCAGTGCGTGGGGTAAATCGGGCGGCGACTATCTGGAGAAATCCCAGAACCTGCTGGACGTGCCGAACAAACCGACCGCCCGCGATAATCTCGGCGTGGGGTACACGATATCAACAGCAGCGCCGCCAACGAGTGCTGCGGGTTACGCGCAGGGGCATATTTGGTATCAGGTGGGGGGATAATCATGCCGTTATTTCGTGAGTCCGGGGGCGTATTTGCCCCCATTCAGCGTCTCGATATCAATGATAACGGGGCTATCAAAAACGTAATTGCGGCGTGGGTTTGTGATAATGGGACGTTTAAACCCGTATTCCCGAACGAGCGCCAATATCATGACCCATCTGCATATTACGACATATCTAATGCAACTAATCCCAGCGTTCAAAAAACAACAGACACAGCCAGGCAGGAGGCATGGTTAATCAGTCCGTGTCATATCCCTGTTTTTTCTACAGCAGTGAATGATGTCGATTGGTCGATTGCGGAGACGATCGTTATATCGACTGGAGAACGCCTGATAATGGATGATTTTTCAACGGGGGGAGCTCAGCCAAGTTGCAAATTTATCGAGTTTAAAGGAGGGAACGACGTACGGCTAGGGACGTATCACTCAACAAACCGTAACCTAGCTGTTACGGCCCTATGGGGGCCGCTGGCTCAAGGACCGTCAGGAGCCTATAACTACCTTAAGCCTTTGACGCATCCCGCAGAGTTCGCTGATAAATACAATAAACAATTAGGTGTCCGCTGGCGCTGGCACAGCACGATAAACGACATGTATTTCGAACACATTTTCACGAATGCCAGCATGATTATTACGCCGCTGTAATCACGCAAAAAACGATAGTCTTCCTGCAATAATATCCAGTGCGTCTTCGAGTGTCGGAACTGGATCAATATGAATCGCTGGCGCGTCAGTTTCTCCGACGCGTACAGCGACATAAAACCCCGAGTCCTCGATTACTGCATAGGCACCAATTGGGCAACCAGTCAGCATGTCGCGGTCGTCTAAAATGCAGATTGTCGTTCCGTGATAATCGATTTTTCTCATGTGCTTTAGTCCATTATTTACATGAAGTTTACGGGATTTTGTTCACCATTACACCGACTCTTATTATCCAACTTATTGTATTTTATTAGTATTTATTTTGCGTTTAATGGTGATGTTTTTAATCAACCCATTGATTTTAAATAAAATTACCTCTGTTTTAAAATCCCTCGGCGTACGCGCTGTGCGGGTTCAAGTCCCGCCCCGGGCACCATTGATAAATCAATAGACGTCAATCGACGTCTATTTTTTTGCCTAAAACCCACGGTTTTACTGGCTTCCCCTTCATTCCATACTCTCCCAACGTCAACGCAATTCAACCTACATCAACTTGCTTGTGAGTATACATCTGAGTATATATGTTGGTTCTATCTTGCTCTGTATACTCACCGTAAGCACCAATGAGGATATTGATAATGGCTCTGACCGATATCAAAGTGCGTTCGGCAAAACCAGAAGAAAAAGAGTATTCACTGACTGACGGTGATGGGATGTTTCTGCTGGTTCATCCCAATGGTTCCAAATACTGGCGGCTGCGTTTTCGTTTTGGCGGCAAGCAACATCTCCTGGCATTAGGCGTCTATCCTGAAGTCTCTCTTTCTGAAGCGCGTCAGAAACGGGATGAAGCTCGGAAGCAGGTCGCTGCGGGGATCGATCCCCGCGAACATAAGAAAGCGGTAAAAGCCAAACAGGAAGAGGATGAAAAGACCTTCGAAGTTGTGGCTCGCGCCTGGCACGCCGACAACAAGAAATGGTCTGAATCCCATGGCGAGCGTATCCTGAAAAGCCTGAGCGACAATATTTTCCCCGCTATTGGCAACACACATATCGCCGATCTGAAAACACGTGACTTACTGGCACCGATCAAAAGCGTTGAACGTTCAGGACGCTTGGAAGTTGCTAAGCGTCTAAAACAGCGTGTGACTGCCATCATGACCTATGCCGTACAAAACGGCCTGATTGACTATAATCCGGCGCAGGATATGGCAGGGGCGATTATGCCTGGCAAAGTTGAACATCGCCCGGCATTAGAACTTGAACGTTTGCCCGAACCACTTAGCCGTATAGATGGCTATAAAGGTCGTGAGTTTACCAAGTGGGTTATTAATCTCTCCCTGCTAATTTTTATCCGTTCCAGTGAACTGCGTTTTGCTCGTTGGCCGGAAATCGACTTTGAACGAGCGTTGTGGACGATTCCTCCAGAACGTGAACCAATCCCTGGAGTGAAATTCTCCGAACGCGGTTCAAAAATGCACACACCACATCTTGTTCGGTAATCCCCCCATTTTTAGCGGAGGTTATAAGTAGAATCAGGTCATGCGTTGAATATGCTGCATCGGCGTGAAGCCATTCAGTGCCATATTCGGACGTTCGTGATTATAAAACCATTGCCACCGCGTGGCATAGCCCTGCAATTCGGCCAGTGAGGAAAACAGGTGCTGCCCCAGCCAGTCATAACGCACTGTTCGGTTGTATCGCTCAATATAGGCATTCTGCTGAGGTTTGCCGGGTTGAATAAAACGCAGGGTTATATTCTGCTTAGTTGCCCATGACATCAGTATCTTGCCAGTATATTCTGGCCCATTATCGCAGCGTATTGCCGCTGGTTTTCCTTTCCACTCAATGAGTTGTTCCAGTGTCCTCACCACCCGATTTGCGGGCAGAGAAAAATCCACGTCAATGGCTAGTGCCTCACGATTAAAGTCATCGATAACATTCAGCAAACGCACGGAACGACCATCCGATAGCTGATCATGCATGAAGTCCATCGACCAGCATTCGTTGCTGCTTTCTGGCACGGCTAGCAGTTCTGGCTTATCCCGTTTCAGTCGTTTTTTCGGCTTTATTCGCATGTTCAGAGACAACTCGCAGTAAATTCGGTACACCCTTTTGTGGTTGAACCGGAAGCCTTTTACGTTACGCAGGTACAAAAAGCACAAACCAAATCCCCAGTTGCGCTGATTGTCTGTGATGCGAAGCAGCCAGTCGGCAATCACTTCATTTTCCCCGCTCAACTCAGGTTGATAGCGATAGCAGCTTTCACTGACAACAAACAACTGACAGGCAAAACGTATGCTGACGTTTCGGCTTCTAACCGCGTCCTGTGCCATCTGCTTTCGACGCGATGGCTTCACCACTTTTTTGCCATGGCTTCCTGGATAATCTCGGCTTTGAGCCGCTCTTCGGCATACATCTTTTTGAGGCGTCGGTTTTCGTCTTCCAGTTCTTTCAGACGGGCGATCATGGAGGCATCCATCCCACCAAAGCGTGAGCGCCACTTATAGAAACTGGCATTGCTCATGCCATGTTCGCGGCACAATTCAGCCACTGGTGTTCCGGCCTCGGCTTGCTTCAGGATGGCCATGATTTGACTGTCGGTAAAACGTGATTTTTTCATAGAGATCTCCCCGGTTCAGATTACGAGAAAATTCTACTTATAAACACACCGGTTTTTCGGGGGGATTACCGCTGTATCTCGCGGTAGTCATTGACCTGTGGTCACGGGCCGTTATTGTTCATACCGACCGTGGCGGACAGTACTGTTCAGTGGATTACCAGCTCCTGCTGAAACGGCATAATCTGCATGGCAGCATGAGTGCAAAGGGTTGTTGCTACGATAATGCCTGTGTGGAAAGCTTTTTCCATTCACTGAAAGTGGAATGCATCCACGGGGAACGCTTTATCAGCCGGGAAATAATGCGAACAACGGTGTTTAATTATATTGAGTGTGATTACAATCGGTGGCGACGCCACAGTGCTTGTGGCGGTCTCAGCCCGGAACAATTTGAAAACCAGAACCTCGCTTAGGGCTGTGTCCACATTACGTGGGTAGGATCAATGTTCTCCTGCAGGACTTTGCCCAGCAGCAGAAGATAGTTTTGGATTGCGTCCTGAAATAGGTTTTCAGCAACCGGAATACTGTCAGCATCGCGCACAATCTTGCCGTTTTTGATACACAGATCTTTTAGGCGGTTGAGTGATAGCGCATCCATGCTGGCCAGCGCTACAGCTAGCCCCATGTCCGATGCATTGTCGCCCAGCGCAGGGAGTACGCTATTTTTGGTGGCAATCTGTAGCATTTCGAGTTGGTCTTTTGCTGACGGCGTAGCGCCTGTGTAAAGCGCGCCATCAATCTCAATTTCAATACGGCGTCCCATTATTAGGTTTCCTCGCTGTCTGCAAATTCAAAAATGAACTGTTCATCGCTGACGCTGGTTTTACCGCCGCGCGTCATTGAACTTCGCAGCACAAAACCGAACTGCGCCACTTTCGTTTTTCCATCGTCGGGATCGACGTATGAACCGGTACCCAGTACGCCGTTATCGAAGAACCGTTTGCAGGTGGCCGAGACGGCCGACAGCAGGCCAGCATAATCACGCGGCGTCATAGCGCGCTTAGAACCTGCATTCGCGATGTAGTTGTAACCGTCCACCTGCATATGGTTTTTCAGCACGTCGAGATTAACAACATCATCAATAAATTCGCCGTATGACGACATCGATTTGCTGTTGATGACTCGGCTGTTATCTGTTGCGCCGGCCAATTCAATCTGAGTGAAAAACACAGCATTTTTCGCCTTCAGTGCGTTGTATGCGCTGGTGGTCAGATCGTCACCGCTAACACCAGGCAGCACCTGATATTCACCCGTGATTGCGGTATTGATACCTGTAGGCCGGAATTTGTGGAATGCCGCCGCCAACTGCACCATGGCGTATGCCTGTGACGCATCGACAGTAACGGACGCCGCCGATTTGTATCCCGCGAATACATGCCGATTGCCCTTCGCCTTGAGCGTAGAAATCACATCACTGGTAGTGTTCTGGTCAACGATGTTAAATCACCTAAATTATGTGACATATCCCCTCCAGTGTTTCAGAGAGTATATAACAGCATTACAACAGGCACTCAGTGAATGCCTGCCACACTCCGCAGTGGCCGCGCTCATGCCTTTGAGTCGTGTGCCGCCCAATGGCCGCTAATAACCGGTGCTCGTTTGGCGGTCGAGCTGCTCTACCGGTGCGCTTGATCCAAGTTAACCCTGACCAGTGCGCTCTCAGCTTTTTACCTGAGACTGGCTCCCTCAATCGAGACTCGGGGCAGCATCATTACTGCTGCGTTGACACTACTCGCCGCGGTCTATCCGCGTTGCTGCTTCATGTACTTTTCTCCAAGCAATAAAAAACCGCACGTAGGCGGTTATTAGGTGAAAGGCAGTCCACAGGCAATACTAAAACCCTGGCTAGTTACGCCCTATTAGTTGCTGCTGTTCGGGTGTCAACTCATCCTCTCTAAGATACAAGCAGGTAAATCCAGGAGGCGGGCTAAATAATTCTGCTGGTTGATACTTCCCTGCATTTGATAGCCCAATTATACGACCATCATTACATTCAGCCCATGCGGCTATTGGATAGATTGAATCCTGTGTTTTTGTCTCTTTATTCGCTTTAACTAAAAGATACCAATTACCAACTGCTGGGATAATTTTTGTGTATCGACTGTCATTTGACATGAGGTTACCCTTGAATAGTATTGGGGTAATTAACTTATAAAATAATTTTTACAAAAGAAAGCATTATCACAGGCACTCAGTGAATGCCTGTGATAATGCCATACAAAAACGCCCGACAAAGCTATTTAGGATGAATGATGGTTCTAATTAGATAAAGCAAACTCGGACCGAAGCTGACCGCTAGCATCAGAATTAGGCCATAAATGCTAGATAGCTTTACGCCAGGAGCGGTCACATATTCATACAACGGTGTGTAGAATATGACCATGTACTGGAAGAAGCTGAATAACAGTAGTAACAGCAGAAATAGCAGCACACTCTTTAAACTGAAATAAACCCACCTTTTGAGGCCAATCACATTCTGAAGCTTAAATGCGCCTCTGTAGTCACCAAAAAAATCTGACATTCCCGATTATCCATCAACCACACCCTTTCAGATATCAGATTACAACTTTCAAAACCTTTGCTAAAGCGACTTGTTAATTCATTTCCTTATTTCAGACACTGCTCACGTACACACACTTGCAGCCCAGTTAGCGCCTTTACACCGGCCCTAGAATCTCGACTCATAGCCAAATACAAACGACAGGTAAAGAAAAACCCCGGTAAACAGATTCACCAGTCAGACCTGCACTACGTCTGGGTCAGGGAGCAAAATCAATGTGGTACGAAAATCCATTACCACGCACTGCTCATGTTCAATAAAGATGCGTTCTATACGCTCGGTGATTACACACAAAGAGGCAATTTGGCTGATATGATCATTCAGGCATGGTGCAGCGCATTGAGTCTGGATGCAGAGAAACACCGCACACTTGTCACATTCCCCACAAATCCTTGTTATTACCTGTATTGGGCAGACGCAAGCAAAGGTACCAACTTTGACGACATAAATAGCCGCATTGAGTATATGGCGAAACACCGAGACAAGCAGTACAGCAGGAAAGTACGCACAATGGGATGCTCAGCCTAATGCTAAGCAATTCATAGGAACAATTCGTACCTTACTGATCACACTGGCTATTATCGAAAACGTAGCCAGTGGATCATCACATTTGGTATTTAGTTTTTTACGCAGTCTTCCATACACTGAGGAGGGCTGTATTTTACATCAATCATCAGTCATTCCTCCTTTAACTTACTGACTTAAAGGAGATTTATCATGAGCAATACTACATCCCTGTTGAACGACCAGCTTGTCGACATGGTGTTTATCACGAAATTTACACAGCTTACTGATAAGTGGTTTTACAAACTGATTCAGGAAGGCGCATTTCCAAAGCCGATCAAACTCGGACGTAGCTCACGCTGGCTGAAAAGTGAAGTTGAAGCCTGGGTGCAGCAGCGTATTGATGTTTCCCGCCAACCGCAATGAGATAATAGTGACAAAATGGCTCTGGTAACAGCTCCGATATTCATGGTGCGATAATCCCAATGGAACTTAAGAAATCCATATCAATCGAATAGAACCATACGCTATACATCTTGAATCCCACTGATTTTGCGAGCATTATCGCAATATACTCCCTTTCAGTTTGTGTTGCGTATGCCATCTGTCCAGGAACTTCAAACAGCAATTTCCAATATGTCTATATGGCGTAAAGGTGATCAACGTGCGCCTCATAAGCCATTGTTGCTGCTTTATGTTCTATCGGCCTATCAACAAGGACACCCGCGCCTGTTTCACTATGGCGACGAAATCCGTCCGCAGCTCTTGGCACTTTTGAACAGCTTTGGGCCACAGCGGCGTGCTCATTACCCTGAAATGCCTTTCTGGCGGCTGAAGGGAGATGGCTTTTGGCAGTTGCAGAACGACGAACATTGTTCACCGCAGAAAGGGAATAAAGAGCCGCCAAATCGTGAGCTGATTCAGCACGGTGTCATGGGGGGATTTGATGAAGTTAGCTATCAACTATTATGCAAGCAACCTCAACTTATCGATAAACTGGCTCAACAGATTTTAAGCGAGCATTTTCCTGAAAGTGTTCAGGAAGTAATTGCCAACCGTCTGGAACTATCGCTAGACGATGTACGCAAGTATCGCGATCCTCATTTCCGTCAAACGGTACTACGTGCGTATCAATACCGCTGTGCGGTATGCGGCTATGATTTACGCCACGATACAACGCCTGTCGGCCTCGAAGCGGCACACATCAAGTGGAAGCAATATGGTGGTCCTTGCACCGTAACCAACGGGCTGGCCTTATGCTCAGTGCATCATTCTGCGTTTGATATTGGCGTCATCGGTATTGATGACGGCATGAAATTGATGGTTTCCGAAGGCGTGAATGGCAGTAAGATCGTCGAAAGGCTATTCTGGGACTTTGAGGGAAAGCCGCTGTTTCTGCCTAAAAAGCGGGAGTATTACCCACTTGAGCAGTTTGTGGAATGGCATCGGGGGCAGGTTTTTAAAGGTATCTGAGTTGTTTTAGAAAAGGAAATAGTATTGGCAAACAAAAATACTGCAGCATCAAACCAGTCCATTTTTGGCTGCTTTGACATAAAAATATGTTGTAGTATTCAGATTACTATGCATGAAATTATTTCACCTAAAAAATCCATATTTTTTAATAAAAATCAAATGGTTATAATGAGAAAAGTTCTCTCAGAAATGAGATTCTCCGCTCTTAGCAACGTATAGAATTTTTCCAGCACCATACACTTAAAGGAAGAATAGTTTGCCTATACCGTTTAACAAGCTTAGCCAGAATAAAGATGTGCAATTTCCTTGGCTTTCTGCTGAGCTATGTAAGCAGCATGAAATCCCACCTAATGTGTCATACTGTGTCCATATATTGAGAATATTTGGCAGGTGCTTATAACCGAAGTTATTAAGGAGTAATTAAGAGAAATATTAATGTATTTTATGAATACAACAGGTTATTTTATAGTAGGATGCTTTTTGGAGGTTTAATATGGGGTCAAAGTTTTCCTCACTTCCTGATTATACCGCATTAAAAAAACTCGCCTCTGCACTTTGGCAGCAGGATAGCAATTATCATGGTGCCGCAGTCATGGTAGGCGCAGGGTTTAGCCGAAGTGCTGCATTAACGGGGGCATCAACAGAAAACTGCCACTTTGGAATGATTTCTCAAAGACACTTGCGAAAGAGCTAGGCTCAGAAAATACAGACCCCCTACGTCTGGCAGAAGAGTATCCCGCATACTTTGGCAAACAGGCACTACATGACCTGATAAAGAAAGAAATAAATGACGCAGCCTGGATTCCCAGCAAACTACATAAATCGTTGCTTGAATTACCATGGTCAGAAGTATTAACCACTAATTGGGATACTTTGCTAGAGCGTGCTTCAACTGATGTGCATCACCCAGTTTATAATATAGTTTCTAAGCAGGAGGACCTATCCAGTGCTAGATCGCCGCGGATCGTCAAATTACATGGAACAATTGATGTTACTGACGATTTGATTTTCACTCAGGAAGACTACCGAAAATACACGCAGTATCATGCAGCCTTCGTCAATTTTTCGCGACAAGTTTTCATTGAGAATGAGCTATGTTTGTTGGGTTTTTCAGGCGATGACCCTAACTTTCTGCAATGGGCTGGATGGGTAAGAGATAATTTGGTAGCTCATTCCAGACGCATCTATCTTGTTGGTGCTTTGGGGCTAAACTCCTCTAAACGAAAATATCTGGAATCCATCAATATTGCGCCGATCGACCTGGAAGACTTGGTTACTGACTACGATGAGCCTGACACAAAGCATCTAGAAGCTACAAAATTATTTATTCAGTCTTTACAAAACCTCAAGCCTAAGCCTGCTTGGGAGTGGAGGCCTACACAGCTCTTATGCAGTACTTTAGCAAAATATGAAAGAACAAAAAGACATCAAGACTCTGCATATGGAGCAAAATTACTCGAGGAACAATTACCTATATTAAAAGAATATAGAATATCTTATCCAAGCTGGCTGGTTTGCCCCCATCACACTCGCTGGGAACTGCAAAACCAAATCCAAGATCCCTGGCCTACACAAAAAATTTTGTCACATATGACTGCTGATAGCCGTGCACGTCTGTTATACGAAGTCACTTGGCACCACGGAAAAACATATGAAGTTATTCCATTCTGGCTAGCCCAAGAGCTTCTAACAGTATGCAACCCAAGCGAGCCTTGTTCTCTAGCAAAGAAACAGCAATTGGAAATCGCTCTTTTGCTTCTAAAAAACACTCGCTGGATGGACAAAAAAGAAGCAGAACCCATTATTCAGATAACAAACACAATTCTTGAACAAGGTATTAAATACTGGCCAGAAAGCAATAATGAGCTCGCTTACCATTATGCTCTCGTGGCACGAGATGCGTTCGACTATGTTGCTTTGGAGAAATTCTCTGAGAAAATTACTAGTGATGATTCTGTTTGGAAGTTAAGAAAAGCATCTCTGCTAGCTGAGCTTGGAAAGTTTGATAAAGGTGAGGAACTAGTTGCCGAGGCGTATCGGGAACTTCTTATTCAAGATCGGAACGATCGAAATTCTATACATATACTTTCAAGATTGGCCAGGGCCCATTGGTTAATCCGAGGGATTAAGTTTTTGACGCAAGGAGAATTCAAAACTTTTCCTTCGAGATATCATGAGCCGAAATGTAGCCCTTGGGATCACATTGAACATATCAGATCACAAATTACCAAGGCTCTAGATAATCAGCAAAAACAACGAGCAATCGAACCATCATTTGAACCGGGGTATTATAAGGATAACTCTGATACAGTAATTTTTAACAATGAGTTACATCCTTTGCTTCTCCTAGAGGGAATTATCAGTACTGTAGGTATACTGATCCTACCCACGTAATGTGGACACAGCCCTAAGCGAGGTTCTGGTTTTCAAATTGTTCCGGGCTGAGACCGCCACAAGCACTGTGGCGTCGCCACCGATTGTAATCACACTCAATATAATTAAACACCGTTGTTCGCATTATTTCCCGGCTGATAAAGCGTTCCCCGTGGATGCATTCCACTTTCAGTGAATGGAAAAAGCTTTCCACACAGGCATTATCGTAGCAACAACCCTTTGCACTCATGCTGCCATGCAGATTATGCCGTTTCAGCAGGAGCTGGTAATCCACTGAACAGTACTGTCCGCCACGGTCGGTATGAACAATAACGGCCCGTGACCACAGGTCAATGACTACCGCGAGATACAGCCAACCCTCATCCGTGCGAAGATACGTAATATCGCCTGCCCACTTCTGGTTCGGGCCACTGGCGATGAAGTCCTGCTTCAGCAGGTTTTCCGATACCGGCAGGCCATGTTCGCGGTAGCTGACCGGACTGAATTTACGGCTGGCTTTCGCCCGTAGCCCCTGACGACGCAGGCTGGCAGCGATGGTTTTGATGTTGTACTCCGGCAACTCATCAGCAAGACGCGGCGCACCATAGCGCTGTTTGGCCTCAGCGAATGCCTTACGGACAGCCTCATCGCAAATGAGCCGGAACTGCTGACGCGGGGTTATCTGACAACGACGCCTGCGCCAGACATACCAGCCGCTGCGGGCAACCTGAATCACCCGACACATGGCTTTGATGCTGAACGCTGCCTGATGCTTTTCGATAAAGACATACTTCATTTCAGGCGCTTCGCGAAGTATGTCGCGGCCTTTTGGAGAATAGCCAGTTCTTCATCGCGCTCCGCCAGTTGGCGCTTCAGGCGCGCATTTTCGGCAACCAGTTCATTCTCACGTTCTGACGAGTTCATCTGCTGGTGTTGTTTACTCCGCCAGTTGTAGAGCTGGGATTCGTACAGACTGAGTTCACGGGCAGCGGCAGCAACACCGATGCGTTCTGCAAGCTTCAGGGCTTCGTTGCGAAATTCAGGCGTATGTTGCTTACGCGGCTTCTTACTGGTTGATACGGATTTTGTCATGTGAGCTACCTCTGGTAGAGAGTTTACTCACTTAGTCGCGTGTCCACTATTGCTGGGTAGGATCATAAGGCATGGCGATAAATATCAGCTTCTGTTAACTGTGAGTTTCTTATCTGAGTCGCTATCGCAATAGCTTCTGGTATCGTAATCCAGTTAAATGCATCACTTTTGGTATTGAACATCCTATTTTTCATTATCATGATTCATCTCCTTTATATGAAAATGATATATGCATAGGTGTCTAACATTCCCTTATGCAGCCATGACGTATAGATAGGATTCTAAAAATGAGGAATAGGATTAATGAGAGGTTGTTATTATAACGATAATGTTATTAATCGCTTTTCGCTGGCGGTCACAAAAATGTTCTAACTGGGACGCTATCAGCAGATGGATCAACTTCCTAATGTCGATTTTTATTCTGTGTGTTGCTGATTTTATTCAGAACAATACGACCAAAGCTCCGCATCAAAAAGGAATGAAAATATCCTGATTCAGGGCATATCAATTGGTTCGAAGTAACTAACGAACCAATTGATGATGCGGAATGATTGAATCGAGTGGAGACCAGAATGTTATTCCCTGATTGTTGGCGATTAAGCCCAGCAAGTGATCTAATTGTTTTTATGACGAATTTCTCGCGGAATGCGTTGCCCTTGTGAATCGAAATAACGATTCGGCCAGATTTCACTCGCTGGAATGCCCAGTGCGTCGGCGATCAGTTGTTCACCTTTTGGCCAGGGTCGGTTTAGTGCATTTGCAAGCGTTGATGAACTAAGACCCGCCTCACGTGATACGGCTGCTAACGTCGTCTTTCGTTTGCGCAGGACTGCAATGATATCGGTAGGATGCCAGTCCATTCGTTGTTCCTGTTGTTCAATGTTCATACTTCCTCCCCTTGGATTAAAACTTTACTTCTTCTAGTAAACTATATCTTTATTGTGGGTGAAAAAACAATCAAAAATAAAGATAAAATTTATTTGGGAAAGAAATGCTTTAAGAAGGGTTTGCTGAGAGAAGCGATAATCAGTCTATGTTGATCAGTACCGTGGATAACACCGTGATTGGTAAGCGATTAAGACTAGCCCGGGTGAACAAGGGATTAAAGCAGGTAGAGCTTGGTTGCCTAGCTGGTCTGGATGAGGAAACGGCAAGCTCTCGTGTGAGCCAATATGAAAGAGAAGTCAGTGCGCCAGATTTTGGGTTGGTTTCTCGGTTTGCTACAGTGCTGGATGTTCCTGAAGCGTATTTCTATGCTGTCGATGACGATCTCGCCACTTTGATCCTACAGTATCACCGTTTCAAGAAAGCCAACCCAAACTCCACGCTGCTCATCACACCTCAGTAAGGTTGATTCCCTAATTCGTCATGGTGTTCAATCTCTGTGCGTTTACCCTCCTAAATTTAATTATTCCTACTCTCAATAAATTAAATCTTCATTTTTGATCTTAAAAAAACCAAAAATAAATTTTAAATTTACTGGATGAAGAACCACTTCAAGAGAGGCATGACGGGAACGGCGATAATCGGCTTATGTTAATCTGCGAAGCAGGTAATGCCGTGATTGGTAAACGATTAAGATTGGCCCGAGTGAATGCAGGATTAAAACAGGTCGAGCTCGGTTGTCTCGCTGGGCTGGATGAAGAGACAGCGAGTTCTCGCGTAAGCCAATATGAAAGGGAAGTCAGTTCGCCGGATTTTGGTCTGGTTTGCCGGTTTGCGGCGGTGCTGGATGTTCCGGAAGCCTATTTTTATGCTGTCGATGAAGATCTCGCAACGCTAATATTGCAATACCATCGTTATAAGAAAAGTAACCCTAATTCTACGTTGTTGATTACCCCGCAATAG